CTAACACGCCAGCCGATTGACGTATTTGCGTTTTAATTTTTCCGAGGAATGGACATAAGTATTGAGTGTAATTTTGACGTCGCTGTGACCGAGCAGCTCGCTTAAAGTCTTAATATCAAACTGTTTTTCCACGCACATTGTAGCGTAGGTATGGCGCAGAGCATGGAATGATATATCGGATATTTTACATACCGCAAGAATTTTCTTGAATTTATGCTGTAATGTTCTTGGCTCGGTTGGTTTTTCCCTGCCGGAAAGAATAAAAATATCAGGCTTCTGCCTGAACTTTTTCAGCATTTCAATAATAAATAACGGGATGTAAACTACCCTGACAGAGCTGTCCGTTTTAGGCGTATCAATGGAGATAACGGTTTTTCCGTTGCCAAGCGATATTCTCTGAACGGTTTTGCTGACTGTAAGACAGCCCCGTCTGAAATCTATGTCCTTCCATTGCAGACCGCATAATTCACCGATTCTTAAACCTGTATACAAACACAGCAATATGCTGACGTTGCATAAGCATATATTATCAATAAGGTACTTTTCAAGCCTTTTACGTTCCCTGTCCGAAAGCGTTTTTGCTTCGGGCTTTTTTATTTTCGGAACGGTTATTCCGTCGCAGATATTTTTAAGACCGTATTCAAGCTGAGCGTATTTTGCGATCGCTCTTAACGCCTTGATAATATCTCTTGTCATACTGACGGAAAGTCCGCCTTTTCCGTCCTTTCTGCCGCTGTTCATTAAGGACGAAATATATTCATTGATATGCTGCTTGTCAAGAGCAGTATATTTTTTGTCCCCGATATCAGCAAAAATATGGTCGTTCAAAAGCCTTTTATAGTTATAATATGTAGACGGTTTAACGGTCATCTTTTTATTTTCAAGCCATTGTTCCCCAAGGAATCTTATTGTCATATTTTTCTTTCCTGAAAGCCTGAACATAGTTATTAATTCTCCTTTTCCCCTTTGTCGAATTGTAGGTTTTTACACCATATACAAAAACCGACATTTAATTAGTGCATTTTGCGCAAGAATTTCGTGCCTATTTTTGGTATATTGGAAATCAAAAATATTAAATTAATATGTTATACTGTAAACAGTTAAATAAAATCAATAAAAACCATAAAACGATTTATTTTACGACATCTTTCGACGGGTATCTTTTCGGATATCCGTTTTTTATTGAATTAGTTTTAACTATGTTTTAATTATATATCAACAAATTAGGCTTTTCAAGAGGAAAATTATTTCGATATTCTTATTTCATCTCTGCCTGAACCTCGATCCCGCCCTTGAAAATTATGAGCAGCTCCGTCTTGCTTATAACCTTAATGCATTCTACAAGCTTCCGGATTATGACGTTATCAAAAAATTCAAGCTTCAGACTTTCATTCTTTATCATATCCATAGCCGAATCGATTTTTTCCTGCGTATCGGCTGATAAACGCATTTTTTCTTTTAAGTCCTCTTTCTGTTCCTTAAGACTTTGTTCTTCCTGATAAAGCTTTGCAAATTCGCCGTCCAGCTTATCCTCGTCGCAGCCGCCGGAAGCTATAAGCCCGATTAGATCGTTTCTCGACCGATCGATTTCCTTTAAGCGGTTTTCTATCGATATTATCTCATCCTGCCCCTGATATTCCAAGACGCTGCCGATATTGGCTTTAAGTATTTCTGCTATCTCATCCCGGCAGCTGAAATACTCGTTTACCGCATTCAGAATAGCTTTTTCCAGAACTGTTTCCTTTAAAGTAGGCGAGTTAGTACAGTATCTTTTTCCGTGTTCAAGTCGGCTTATGCACCGCCATACAGCGTATCTGTTACCGTTTGAGTTCCATATCTGCCGTCTGTACGGAGTTCCGCAGCTTCCGCAGATGAGAAGCTCGGAAAGCGCATATTTGCTTGAATACTTGCCTTGTTCCGTGATTGTTTTATCCGAAATCTTCCGTTTGGAATTACGTCTTGCAAGCTCCTGCTGAACACGGTTAAAGGTATCTCTGTCTACGATTGGGGAGTGGTGGTCGGTCACAAGGTACATGGGCCTCTCTCCGTTATTTTTCATTACCTTGTGAGTGATACAGTCAACGGTAAAGGTTTTTTGCATTAAAGCGTCGCCAGCATATTTTTCATTTCTGAGTATCGACCTTACTATCTCCCTGTGCCATTCCGTATTTCCGTGAGCTGTTTTTCTTCCCGAAAGCGTCAGCTTATTGGCAATATCGGTCATGCTGAAGCCGTCAAGGAAGAGATCGTATATAACTCTCACCGTTTCAGCTTCATCGGGAACTATCTCCGGCTTTCCGTCAGCTCCTTTTTTATACCCCAGCAGATGCTTGTACTGAAACGGAACTTTACCGTTACGGTAAGCTTTTTCTTTACCCCAGCTAACGTTTTTACTTATTGATTCCGATTCCGCCTGAGCGAAGCTGCCGTACAGAGCTATCATAAATTCCGAAGTCATGGTCAGAGTATTTATGTTTTCCTTTTCAAATATTACTCCGATTCCAAGGTCTTTCAGCTGTCTGACATATTCAAGGCAGTCAACTGTATTTCGGGCGAATCTTGATATTGATTTGGTGATCACCAGATCAATTTTTTTATTTCTGCACATACGGATCATGCGGTTGAACTCCGTTCTTTTCTTTGTCTGAGTACCGCTGATCCCTTCGTCGGCAAAAATTCCGGCCAGAGTCCATTCTTTTTTTCTGTTAATCAAATCGGCGTAGTATGCGATCTGCACCTGATAGCTGTTCTGCTGTTCCTCCTGTTCTGTGCTGACACGGCAGTATGCGGCAACACGAAGTTGATGATATTTATCACGATTTTCCGCTGTCTGTATTTTGGCAGGAATTATCGTTACATTCGGCGCTGTGTTCATCATTTTCCCTCCTTATTGAAGCAGAATTGTTCTTTTCAGTAGTATTTTTAATTTTTACTCCGTTGATCAGTTCGACCTCTACGGTACAATAACGGCTTATCCAAACCCGTGAAACACACGCCTTGAATAAGCCGATATCCAATGTATTCAGTTGATTATGATTTTCAAGTAAGGATACGAGTTCCGCTGTTTTCTGCGGTTTATCGCTGTATGTACAGCGCTCGTATTTCATTTCAGCCAGTCTGAATATCTCCGCCTTGACTTTTTCAAAATCCACCTGTGGAGAATCTGTCATCCGGCTGATCTCATTCTGCTGACGTAGAATGCTTGAAGTCGGTTTATACGTGCAAATTTCATCTTTTGTGTCAAGCAGATTCGGATTTGCGATTACTGAATTCATTGCAGTCAGAACCGCTCCGATTATCATCTGATCCGTCAGCCGATATTCAAATTTAAAGCAGCCTTGGTTTGAGCAGTTCCAGTATTCGCGTCCCTTGCCGTTAGTTTTTCTGAAAAGCTTTCCTCCGCATTCGGCGCAGTATGCAATCCTTCTGATTTCCTTTAAATCATCACATATCAGATTAAGTGCAGCGGCTTTCCGTACCCGTTTTTCATTTGCCTGTTTAAAAATATTTTCGTCAATTATCCGCGGATATTTATCGTTACCTAAATACTTCTCGTTTTCAATTATGCGCTTGACCATGTTTTTGTTCCATTTTTCAGAATCGGCGGTATATCTGATTTTCTCGGATTCCATCAGCTTTGCTATTTGAAGCAAGCTGCCGCCTTTCAGATATTCGCTGAAAATTTCTCCAACCGCGTAAACTTCCCTTGGTTCGGCGGTTATTTCTCCGTTTCTCATACAGTAACCAAACGGGATAACTCTGTTTTTGGGCATTGATTTCACTCCTTTCAACCAATAAGGATACCACAAGGCTTTGCGGAAATCCAGTACCAATATCAACAAAAATGCCTTACGATTTTTTATCATAAGGCATTTCGTTATAATAGGTTTTCATAATCTCTTCCGGTGTAAACAACCCTTGCTATTGTTATGCGTTTTTTATCCTCGTCGACCCAATAAAACATGATATAATTCTGAACTATGAGCTTGCGGTATTCATGCCTCAGCGGTTTTACAGGAATATGCACCGGACACTTATACGGCATATCCGTCAGCTTTTCAGCAGCTTCAATCATTTTCTCAGCCAGTCTTTCAGCAGCTTCGGGATTTTCAAGCTTTACGCCGATATATTTTGCAATGTCAACCATATCACTTTTGGCTATCGGTAAATACTCGATCGTATACATTATTCTTTTCTCGCCGCCGCTTTCATTGCGTTTAAAACATCCTTTGAAGAAAAGCGCTCGCCGGTTTCCTCCGCTTCTCTTTCAGCTTCGGTAAGCTTGAAATATACGTCGCTTTCAAAATGCATTTTCTCAAACGCTTCCATACTCATAACTACCATATCGCCGTAACCGTTTTTGGTAAGGAAAACAGGCTGTGCGGTTTCGTGAACGGTCTTTGAAATATCGGCAAAATTGTTTCTTAAATCCGAAACAGGTCTGATCATATTCATATCCATAATCATCGCCTCCTGAATATATTTTATCACAATTACGCTAAATTGTCAATGCGGTCTATATTTTTTCTTTAAACTTCAATCCGCCGATCAAGTGAAATTCCAGCTCATGCTGATTTATGACAACAATCTTATCAACAATACTTTCAAATTCTGATTCTTCAAACTTAGTTATAGGATCATCTTGCTTTTCAAAAAAGTCGATCAGCATTTCGATCTGATCAAGCGTTTCATACTCATCGTCGGAACGTGTAAGCTTTTTCAGCTCCGTTTGCAGTTTATTGATTTTGGCTGTAAGCTCCGCAGTCTGCTCAATGTATTTTGCCTCGTCCAGAAATCCTTTTGTTTTCAGCCGCGCGAGAACATGAGACTGCTCCCGAAGCTTTGCGATCTCCTTGCGGACTTCCATTACCTGAGCCTGACCGCTGAACTTTCTGAGCTTAAGATTCTGAAGAGCGGTATGTAAAGGGAGAAGTATCTCTTTGTAATTGAAATACAGCTTGTTGTATAGACGTATAAATGCTGATATTACGTTTACCTCTGAAATCTGCTTATTTGAACATCTGTCGGACTCTGTATCATGCAGCCTGCACACCCAATAATTTTTATTCATATTACATTTAAACTTAAACGTTGAACCGCATTCTCCGCAGTAAAGCTTTTTTGAAAATATCCGACTGTCTTTAATTCCTTTAAATGATTTTTTATGCTCATTTAAAATTTTCTGAACCTTATCAAAATCTTCTCTTGAAATTATAGGTTCATGTCTTTGTGAATAATAGTATTGCTCACGTTCGCCTTTGTTCAGCATTTGTCTGAACGGAAGCGTATCCGTTGTATACTTCTTCTGAAATAGCTGATCTCCGATATATTTTTCATTAGTCAGCATTAGTTTAACTGTACCCGCAGTCCAATGACATGGTTTGCCTTTCCTTTGGACGTTTAAACTGTTTAGCGTTTTAGCTATTTTTGCAGTGCCGCTGCCGTTCAGATAGCAATCAAATACCTGCCGGACTATTTCGGCTTCTTGGGAATTTAAAGCTAACTCTCCGTTTACAAGGTCGTACCCGAAAAGCGGAGTACACATTTTTATTGTGCCGTTTTCCATTCGCTTTTTTATTCCCCAACGTAAGTTCTGCGAGATCGAAGTCGATTCCTCCTGCGCAAGACCGCCCATAATGGTTATCATCATTTCATCGGTCATCTTTGCAGTATCGATATTTTCTTTTTCAAAAAATATCGTTATTCCAAGGGATTTCAGTTCTCTTACATTTTTCAGACAGTCTTTTGTATTACGGGCAAATCTGCTGATAGATTTCGTATAGATCCTGTCTATCTTACCTCTGCGGCAGTCCTTCATCATCCGCTGAAACTCGCCGCGCTTGTCCTCGCGTGTTCCCGTTATCCCTTCGTCGGCATATATGTCGATGAGCTCTTCCGTTTCTGAATTCTCAAAAAGCTGACTGTAGTACCTTGTCTGCGCCATAAAGGAATTAAGCTGATCCTCGCTGTCAGAACTTACTCTGCAATAGGCGGCGCAGCGCATTTTTGCTGTTTTTTCTTCTGTTATTGTCGGCTGTATCACTGTAACCGCAGGCATTTTCCTCACTCCTTTATTCTTTTTACCAACAAGAATACCACATTTTTTTATTGAATGGTATCATCAAACCTGACAAATTCAAGCCGCCAATACTGTGCAGTAACGACTATAGCAATCTTCAGTGTTAAGCTTATCGAGACGTTTTTTCTGCTCGTCTGTAATAATACCTGCCGAGAGCATTTTTTCCGTTATCTGTTTTAAAATTTCCGCGGCGTACTCCGCCTGACCGTACTTATTCATCATCTTCAACCCCCATGCTTATTTTCAGCGCTTCATTGACCTTATCCATTATCTCATTATCCAGAGAACCCAAGTATTTTTTCAGCCGTCTGCGGTCTAACGTCCTTATCTGCTCCGTCAGGATCATTGATTCCTTCGGCAGTACTTCCGTTCCCGAAAGAGGAACATGGACCGGAAGGCTGTTTTTCTTTTTGGAGGATATGGGTACCGTTATAACGGTAGGACTGTATTTATTTCCCGTATCGTTCTGTATAACCAGAACGGGACGTATTCCGTCCTGCTCTGAACCTATTATCGGACTCAGGTCCGCATAGAATATATCTCACCGCTTAATCAGCATTTTTATCATTTCCTTTCTTTATGCATCTGGCAAACGGACAGTACAGAACGTCGGTATCCCTGCTGTACCATACGCAGCCCTTGCATTTATGATCATCCGGTAATCTGACGCAGGGAACGTTCAGCGAAATACCTGATCCGTCGCCGGCCATAGGCTGCCAGCCGTATTCCTCTCTGCGTCTTTTATCCTTAGAAACATTACTCATTTAATCAGCTCTTTCTGTCGTTTATATAGCTTAAGCGCGGGAATTTCCCGCGTTTAAGCTATATCCGCGCCGTGTCTGTTCAGCTATGAAATAAACATATTTTTGGCGCGGACAAGCTTTTATCGTTTTGCCTTCGTCTGATTCGTTGTATCAGACGATTTTTCGTGAAATTTATCCAACGCTTTAAAAAGCGTTTTATCCGATCACGTTCGGAATACCGGAAACGACCGACAGCTTATCGGTCTCATGGAAATCTCATCCCTCTGTGGTTCTCACAGAGCCGCCCTCATTGCTTGATTCCCCGGTCAAGGGGCGCTGTGACTGGACGGAAGTATCATTATCCTCCTGCGTTTCATTGCCGTTCCGAAAAGCTGTTTCGGATTTTGAAGCTTCATATTTACCGCAAGCGTATGGCTTCCCCGGCTGACGAGATTTTATACCGCCCGCAGGATTAAAGTATTTCCGGTACTGCTATTCTATTTTCAAGGTTCCGTAGGAGGCTTTTTTGCCCCTCTACTTATTAAGGGAATGGGAGGGGCGTTTTGAGACCCCTATTTTAGGAATTTTTTTATTTTCTTTTTCGCCTGCTCTATTGACTTCCGTATTTGTTTGTACGATACGTTCTCGATCTCTGCTATTTTACGTTCGGTCAAACCATAGTAAAAATAGCGAATGACGCGTTTTTTCTGCTTATCGGTCAGGTTTTTCACAGCTGAATATATCCGCTCGTTCTGAAGCTTACGCATAACCTGGTTTTCCACAGTGTCATCAGCTGTAAGCTCGGTTTCATTCAAAACTCTTTCTTCTTTTTTAAGTATTCTTTTTCGTTCTCTGTCGTCATATGCGATTCGGTCATTGTACTCTGCGGCGTACAGCTCAAACTGTGCCGGAGTCATAATAATTTCTTTTGCAAACCTCGGATGCCGCTCTTTAAAATGCGGATCGTCGGTAACGATTATGTAGTTTGCACCGCAGAATCTTTCATAAACCCTGTCCAGTGAAAAATAGTAAAACCCTTTTTTACTGATGATCTCTTTAACAAGCTTCATATCAATTTTTGTAAATTCAGTCCTTTTCATTTCAATTCCTCCGTTTTGATTTTCTTGTTTCAAATCAAACGAAGGCTTAAGGATATCCGGCGACAAAGCACTGCCACTTAAAAATGAGCATAAAAAACTCCGTTCTGCCTTTAAAGCACAACAGAGTTTGAGCTAAACACGCCTTAAAAGCTTGTTTACTCTTTGGTTTTATTGGTTGTTTTTGCTAATATTTAATTATACCACTAAGCTGTCTATATTTTTATATTAATGCCGAAATGTGTGCTTAAATGGTATAAATAATTCATCTGACATTAATATAGCCTTTTAGAAATACGTTTCCGCGCAGTTTGGATATTAACTCTTATTTATTGTTATTAAGCAGAGTAAAACAATTAATATATTCGCAGACAAAAAAGCGGAACGCTTTTACACGTTCCGTTTTAAATTACTATATTTCTCTTTGTATTTATATATATTCCTTTTTCTTATTAGCTTTCCCGTTTCATGGTGACAAGGGGGGTGTGTCAAAAAAAATAAGAGTAAAACAAACTTAATTGTTTGTTTTACTCTCTGGTTGTAGATATGGCTGCAATAATCTGCTTGTTTTTATACCAGACATGATTAATAGTCTGACTGTCAACAGTTTTCTCGTATCTCAAACCGCTTGCATTTTACTTGTAGTTTGCAGTCGTTTAGCCGTTAGTAAGTCCTATAAGCTGATTTATATTCTATTAAATTCAATTTCAGTTGCTACAACATATAATTTAGCCTGACAAAAAAACTCAAACATAACCGCAAATGGTTTCTGCTTATTAAAAATATTGGATTTTTTATATCCCTCTATCTCATTTAGCTCTACTAATTCCCAACCATTTATTTCATTTATATATTTTTTATAACTAATCATTTGATTGTTTAATTCAATATACTGAATATTTTTTAAAATAATTATTGCAGTATACTTTCCTGTTTTTTCGTCTAATAGTGTATCTAACCTTATTGTTAATTCACATATCATCGGATTATAGCTTAATGATATTACCGAACTATCATGTAAATAACAATCCTCACTGTCAATTATTTCTTTATTCTGAAATGTTATTTTCATTATTTCACCACTCATAAAAATATATTGATGCCCATGGTTCAGGGACTAAACTACCGGGATAAAAATGCTTGTGTTCTTTACCTGGTAACCCTTCATCTAATGATTTTATATGATAATGAGGTCCATCTGATTTATTAATGTTTGCATCCCATTGAAATATTGGGTCTCCTGTTATTGGGTCAAACCACTGAATAAATGGACCATTCTTTGTACCTTCTCTATAAACTGGCACCAATCCAATCGGCTGAAAATCATTTGGATCTTCAGGAAAATACACTGGTTTTTTAATGGGCCAATATGGTATATCTATATCCTTTTCAGCGGCATCCGCATCATCTTTAGCAATCGACTGCGAACCCATAGAAGCATACAACCACGGGGCAAGATAAGGATTAGCCTCCGAATCAATAGTTGTACTGAATTCTGACATCAAACCTGTTGGAGCTGACAACACAGGCGCTGACGATATTCCGGTTAACTCTGCTATTCCGCATCCTATCGTTGTAAGAGCAGATGCAAGTAAAGAAGTAGTATTCTCAACAGCATCTTCTACAAAATAAGATGCTTTATTTATCGTTGTAGACAAACCTTCTTGAACTGCTGGTTGACTCAATGTTGTTGCTGCCAAACTTACAATACTAGCTGCTATAAATGCACCTGCTATAATTGCGTCATCCACACCTGCTATATGTCCCGTCGGATCGCTATAGTAAATCGGATTATTAGCACAATAAGTATAAAGGTTAAGGCTAAGCGGATCTTCTAATTTACCTGCATATGAATCCCTGCTGATAAACCTACCTGTACTCGGATTGTAATACCTCGCCCTGAGATAAATCGTACCCGTTTCGGTATCGTAATACTCACCGCAATATCTGAACGCATTAGTATCAGAATCATCAATATTCTTCTCAACACCGAATGCGTCATAGGTATAAGACTTTACAACCGCACCAGTTGAATCCGTAAGATTTACAACATCCCCATGCGCATTCTGCGTATAGTAGGTGTACTCAGACTTATTGCCGTTCCAGTAGTTATACTTAGCGACAAGGTTTGTTCCACGAATATAACAATCTGCCTCATAGAACTGGTTATCAACTACATCAGCAACAATCTGTTTGCTTCCGTCCCAAACGTGATTTATCGTCTGACCGTCAACAGTTTTTTCATAACGTAAACCGCTTGCATTGTACTTGTAGCTTGCAATCGTTTCACCGTCGGTAAAGCCAATAAGCTGATTCAGACCGTCATAAGTGTTGGTTTCCGTCTTGCCCTCGGCAGTTTTTGTTATCTGATTTCCGTTAGCGTCATATGTGTAAACCGTCCGCTTTACATTTGAAGCCGGATTTAAGTTAATAAGATTTTCGTCAGCTTCTGCGGTCTTTACTTCCTTCTGAAGCAGCGCAGTGTATTTGCCGTTGGAATCAACATAGCTGTACTCGGTTACATAATCCTCGGTACCTTCTGCCGTCATCTTGGAACGGTTGCCATAATCGTCATATTCGTATGAATAGGTATCTGTCAAGTTGTTTCCAACCTTAACAGCTTCCTCCGTCAGTCTTTTCAGACCGTCATACTCATATGATGTCGTTTCTATTATACCACTTTCACTGCGTATTTTGCAAGCGTCAGAACCGTCTAAATAATACGAATATTCGTAGCTTGATATGTCAGTATTGCCGGATTTGTTTTCAATCTTTGTAATTCTGTTCGCCTTGTTGTAGGTATAAGTGGAAACTACGCCGTTTGCAAGGGTTTCCGACTTCTTGTTGCCGTTCTTATCGTAGGTATAAGAAACTGTTTCTTCACCTGTTTCTTTTACCTTGATAAGCCTCATTTCACCGTCGTATTCATAGCTTGTATACGAATACATCAGAAGATTGTTGATTCCTACAATCTGCTGCCTCATATACTGCGAAACGCCTTCATAGAAAAAGCCTTTAAACGTTGAATAACCGTTCTTGTATTCTATTTCCTCGGTTTTTCTGCCGAGGTCGTCATAAGAATATACTGTGGTCAGATCATTGCTTACCGCTTTCTTAATTCTTCCCATGTTGTCATAGGTATACGACTTGCCGACGTTCTTGGAAGAATCCTTTGAATTTACCGTATTTGAAGTAAGCACACGATTCAGCGCGTCATAGGTGTTGGTTGTCACATTGCCGTTAGCGTCTGTGCTTGTGAGTACGTTGCCGTTCAGGTCATATGTGATTGTACCGGAATTGTAGCCTGTGCTGTCGGTTGTTCTTACCGCTCTCAGCCAGTTATCATACTCATAATTTGTTGTCAGATATGATGTATCGTTTTCGGAGGACATGCCTGTGTACATCTTAACTTGAGCGCCTGCGTTGTTGTAGAAATATTTTGAAATATTCTTTTCACCGTTTGAAGTACCGTCGCTGAGGGTTACCTTTTCAAGCAGTCCCATTGCGTTGTACTGATTCTGAGTTACGCTGTTTTTGTTGGCGTCAATATTCTGAATTGTCTTGATTACATTTCCGTTTTTGTCATACTGATTTTCTGTAATAGAGTATCTTACAGCGCCGTTTTCAGTATCAAACGGAGCGTAAGTTTTCGTCAGCTTGTTAAGCTTGCCGTACTCATATTTTGTGGTGTTGTTAAGAGCGTCAGTCTGACGGGCAAGCTGTCCGTTTGCATAATACGCGCTTGTACGCTTGGTTTCGCCGTTGGTTTTTTCCGTTACCGCATTGCCTCTGAAATCTGCAAGAGTTTCCGTTACAACCTGCTTATTGGCTGTGATATATGCGGTCTTGATTGTCTTAAGTCCGCTGCATGATTTCGATGACGAACTGTCAAGAGCAGTGTAAACGTTAAAGCCGTGATTCTTTACAAATTCATAAGCCGTTGAAGTCAGAATCTGTTTTTCGGCGGCTGCTTTCCATTTAAAATATGTCGCTTTTTCACGCTGTAAACCGTCGTATTCAACAATATTTATCGTACCGTCGGGATTGGTCTTTTCGATAACATTTCCGTATGCGTCATATTTAAATGACGTTACATTTCCAAGCGCGTCGGTCTGTGCTTTAACGCTGCCGCTTGGATAGTATGAGGTAAGAGTTCCATGACTCTTATCGGCGGAAAAATTCGGTGAATATTCGGCTGTCTTACGGCTGAGTTTATCATATTCCGAAATCGTAATTGCAGCCGTATTTCCCGTACCGAAATCGCTTACCTTTGTTACATTGTTGAATTTATCGTATTCATATTCCTTTACAGCGTAAATATTCTTGGAAATATCAACGCTTGTTTTTTCTTTTGATACCTGAAGCTGATTGTTGTATTCATACTCAACCGAGTTTACAACAGTATTTCCGTCCTTAATAACTTTCTTTATCGGCAGTCCCTTTGCATTGCCGGAAGTTCCGTATGTGTACTCGGTCACATTCCCTTCGGGATCGGTAATTGTGCGTACCAGTCCTGCAATTGAAGCCGTTTCGCTTGCCGGATAATAGGTGTAAACCGTCATTGCGTAATCAGCATAGCTCACCTGCGACAGATCATAACCGCTTGCTGCAATTGCAGCCGCATTTGAAACAGGCGAGAGACTCTGATATGATTTCAGCACGTTCACTCCTGAATTATCGTACTCGTTAATTACAACGTTGTTGCTCTCGTCAACCTGTACCAGCGGCATATTTTTATGGTTGTAACGTGCTAAAGTGAATGTGCCGTCGGGATTTGTGGTCTTGATTACATTTCCGTTATCATCACGCTCATACTTGGTAGTATTGCCCATGATGTCGACGCTTTCCTTAATTTCATCGTACTTGTTTTCATCGTCGATCATGTTGTAGGTGATTTTATCAACCTCGTATGTCTGACCGTCGGTTTCCACCTTATTTGTTTTTACAGAAAGCTTTTCATCATAATCATAAGTGAAGGTTTTAACGAGCTTATCGCCGTCATACTCTTTCAGACCTGTCTGCTTGAAAGCCTTGTCATAGGTATATACCTGCTTGAGTCCTGCGGAATTTATGAGATAATTAACTGAGCCGTTATCGTTGTAAACAATCGTGTCTGTAACCTCGTCATAGCAGTTTGTGATTTTGCAGAGCCTGCCGTTTCCGTCATACTCGTATTTTTCAGTTCCGCCGGATACGCTTGTGGCGGATACTAACTGAAAATAGTTGTTGTAGGCGTAAGTCACTGTTCTGTTGGCAGCTGTATCCTCGATTTTGGTAATACGGGAATGCTCGCTGTTTCCGTTGTATGTGATTTTGTAGGTTCTGCCTGTGGAATCGGTTACAATTCTTTGATTGTTATTCATTGCGGAAATTGTAAGCTTGTTTCCGTTAGCGTCCTTGACCCAGTCAAGCTCTCCGTCTGAATTGAAGTGATACTTGGACTGAGCCGCGTTTGTAATTGTGTATTCATCGCCGGATTTTGTCATTGTGCTGTGAGCGTTAAGGCATTCAAATCCGCCGTTTCCGTCGTCTTTGAATGTGGTATTTGAGCCGTCGGGGAGTACCACCTGATAGTAACCGGGGGCAGGAATGACAATTTTACTTACGTCAATATTGAAATCCCAACCGATACCGAAGCTGCCTTCCTCGTCGCTCATGGAGTTGTAGGTTCTGACAAAATCAGATTTAACTCCGGGAGAGGCAATGCTTAAATCTGTAAAGGATTTTGTGTAGTTGCCCGTTGCAATATGAACTCCGTCGCCGATTTCCCAACCCTTACGGTAGAGGGTATAGTCTGGCAGGTCATAAGGACGCCACCACGGTCTGAACCAGAAGTTTTCTTCCGTAAATTCCTTTGTTACAAGGATTCCGAATTCGTAGTCAAAATTTAAACGGCGTTCCGTATTGTAGCTGCCGTCCTCGTTGTTTATATATGTTTCGGGGTTGTCCCAGAGAATTGTCTGCTTGCCGCCTTCATATCCGAAGATTATGGACTGTGTACCCGAAGAGTAGATTGATTTTGCGCCGGATAATTCGTTGACTTCCCAGACCGGTCCTGCAAACCAAATCTGTCCTGCCGTCCACTTTCCCTCCATATCCTGAAGAGTTATATATGTCCAGTTTCCGCCAACATAGAGTCTGTCAGCGTCGTTTGTCATGAGAATCGTGTCATAGCAGTTAGCCTGACCGAAATCGAAATGCTGTCCTATTACAACCTGACCGCCGTTGAGATTCATCAGCTGTCCTGTGCTGCCGCCCCAGCCGTCAGGAGACGCCGTTCTGAACACAAGATTGTTTTCTATTAAAAGCGTACCGCCGTTGATGTCGAGAGTTGCTCCGCTGCCAGACCAGAACTGCGGCATATCCGTTGTAAAGGACATACAGTCCGCCACGTAAACAGTCTGACCGTTGAGGTCAAGGTTTGTATCGTGAAGATTAAAGCTGTAGGGGAATTCACCGCCTGCAAGTACCTTCAGATTTCTTTTGAAAGCGTGATCCCAGTCTCCTTGATATGACGCGTTTGCAAACCAATCCGCGTCTGCTTGTTCAATTTCTCCGTCATTATCTCTGTCCATGTACTCTTTGTATTCAGGATCGCCGACATACGAGCCGCTATAATTTTCAAGAATGTAATTGTAATCGTCAGCGTCGATAATTCCGTCATTGTCGATGTCGAGTTCGGAAAGGTATCCTGTTTCGCCTTCTTTCTTTTCGTAATGGTCACGGTCGATAATTTCTAAATCTTCAACGTCAATACTGCCGTCGTCGTTCATATCGAAATCCGCGTCATAGTTTCCGCAGGCTTTGCGCTTTCCGATAAACTGACTCACATATGCGGCGTCGTTTTCATCGATAACGTCGTCGCTCCACTGATTATCGTTGTCCGCGTTGTATGTAGTATCGCCGGGAACGAGGGTTACGGTATCCCATGAATCGCCTGAACCTACGGTATATGAGCCTGTTCCGAAATCCTTAAGGTAAAACGGCAGATATCCGTCGCATTCAAACTTGACATGATACACATCAGAGCCGCCTGCGGTTATGCTGAAGCTTCCGCCGCCGAAATCGGCAACCTTCTTAGAGGCTATTTCCACCCAGTCGCCGTTGAAAATTCGCACATAAACAGGCGTATTCAAGTTGCCTTCCGTTACCACATTTCCGGTTATGGTCAGACCGCTCGCAGAGTTTGCCGCTGCATTTCTCTGAGCCTTGTAAAAAGCGTTTGCACCGGATTCCGAGTAATCAAAGTAGTCAACTTCTCCAAGACCGTCAACCGCATTTTCATACTCCTGTTTTAGTTTGTCTGCGTTTCCTGAAAGCTCAAGGGATTCCTTGATGTCCGCAATCGTTTCCGCATGAGCGATTCCCTGTGAGCTGCCGTCGCCGTAAATAAGCACTTGCCCGACAAACATCACAGACAGAACGCCTGAAAGCGCCCGTTGAAAAAATTTTTTCAAGTTTTCGTCCTCCTATAATGTCAATAATTTATCATTTGAATAATAAAAAGTAAATAATACCTATTATTTAATGATATAACATTATTATATATTGTAATTTAACAAAACGCAATATATTTTTACAATTTTCTGCAAGTTTGTATAAATATCTAACTGAACAGCCTTTTGTTTGTGTAATTTTACTAATATTTTACTCGTTTAAATCATTATGCCGGATTATATATATAAACAATAAGCTGTCAGTTCAATAAAAATTGATGCTGACAGCTTGTTATGCGTATTTAATTCTTTATCATAAAATAATTTTTTATCTCGCCGCGGTAAATATCGTCATAATAATACTTGTAAGTTCCTGTAGTTTCAATATGTACGCCTTCAACCGAGCCTGATCCGTCTTTGCGGAAACACGCTAATACGGAATTTGGAGGATATGTATCAAAAGTTTGTACCAATTCTCCCTTGGTATTGTCTGCCAGACAGATTAATGAATATAGAGTATCAACCGTATCGGAATTCAAGGTTTCTACATAACGCAGACCGTCTCCGTCTGAAAGCATAAGCTTTATACTTTTATACAGCTGCTCTAAATTTTCATGAGCCGAGTCGATAGTCGGAAAGCCGTCGTCTAAACTATCCAGTGAAATGTCATAAACTTCACCGTTTGACAGTATCATAAATCCGCTGTACCGAAATTGAGAATCTGAAACGTAAAACGCCGGATGAACCAACTTAAAATATATGACTTCTCTTTCTCCCATTTCAGACGCATGACGTATTGATTCCGGTTCTAAATCCATTATATCCTGCGGCTCCGGAAGCTTTTCCATAATTGTTGCTGTCGTTGTGGTTTCTGCTGCAACTGATTCTGTCGTTGTAACTTTTTTTGTAGTTGTTTTTGCAGTCGTACCTGACGTAACAGCTTTTTTCGTATCCATCGATTGCGTCGTTTTAATGTTTTCTGACGTTGTTTCTGACGTAACGGTCTTGTCTGCATTGTCGGCAGAACTGTTCGGGGATGCCGTTTTACTGCCGCAGCCTGTCAAGGCAATTAATATTGCTGTTAAGAAAATGACCTTTTTCATATCGGCGCCACTCCTATGACGAATATAGATTCATTAATACGTACAAATATTGAACAGTTATTATAATCCATACTTTATTAGTCAATACATGCCGTTTCAAAATCTCGAACCGCTTTTTCTATCCAAAAGGCTACCATCTTTGATATCTACGATAAAATCCGTACCGTAAAAATCATTGACAATCAAACTGCCATTTTTATACAAAAGCCCAACATATGGAGTGTATTGCAGCTTTGGAAACCTCTTTTTTGCTGATTCTATCTGCCAAGTAATTTTACCATGAAAATCAACTGAGTAAACATTATCATTTTTATCAATGTCATATGGAGTTTTTATTAGTACAATTACCTGTGAATCAAGAACAAGGACAGTATCAATCTCAAACTGAAATTTTACCAGCTCGTTATTAACATACAATGCATTTTTATGTATTTTTAAAATAGGCATAGTTAACCTCCGATATCATAATAATCGTTCGTTAGTAAACTCACCAATAAATTGCCCCATTAAATCATATTGCGTTCCGCCGCCATTCCCCCAATTTATTATTTTATTGGCGATTCCATAACGAACAGTACTTCCCGCAGGAATTTCAACATCACAAATATATTTAGGTTCATACTCCAAAGCAAATTTGTTTTTTATTTGTGACGGTGTTAGACCTTCAATTTGCTCAGCTTCCATTACCCAACCTCCGGTTAGTTTTCCAGACTCTCGATAAACCCTAACAAATTTTTTGTTTTCTTTAAGTTTAACGGTTATGGTCTTTGTCCCAGGTTGATAGGGTGGTTTGTAGTTAGAATTGGTTTTAAATTCGTTGTTTACTTTTTCAGCTGATTCTATTTTGACAATATCGCCTTTTTGAGATGTTTTATAAATATCATCTAATGCGGCTTGCTGTTTTTTTGATAATTCATAAGAATTAACTGCTTTGGCGCTCTTAACTTGAAAAGCATTTTCTAACACCCAAGTAGATAAGAAAAACTGAAAAGATTGAGTCCAACTTTTATAACCTATGCTCATTATCTGAGACCAAGAAGTTTCGTCTCTATAATTAAAATATTCTGCATAATAAATTTGGAAGGCAGCTTTATTGCATTTATATCCTAATGACGCTAAGTCCTCAATCACTTCGTCAATCGCATAATCAGCATGTTTGCGATAAACATTTATGTAATCTATCGCAATAATAGGGGAGCATTCGAATCTTTCACAAAATTGTGCCAAATACTGTATTTCAAAAAGTTCAGCTGAATCAAAAAATTCAAGTATCTTTAATTGTTCTTCTGTTGCAGAATGAATCGGGTCAAAATCGCTGTCATCATCTAACCCATCCCCATCCGTATCCTTATTCCAAGGATTAGAGTTGTATCTGAATACTAATGAAGAATATTCTGCATGACCGCCTGTAGAATCCTTTTTGATTACAAACTTAGGATTTTCGATTGAAATTTCTTCCCCGTCAAGCAATCCGTCCCCGTCACAATCAGGATTCTCAGGATCGGTATAAATTATATTAGCATTGGATAAAACCAACCCTGAAACCTCAAACTCATCGGGCAAGCCGTCTTCGTCCAGATCCTCCATGTTCTGAAGATCAAAATGATTATCTCTTGACAAATCGTTATAAATAGCTTCGAGCTCTTCAGCAGTCGCTGCCGCAAAGAATTGTCCTCCGGTAGACTCGGCATATGATTTCAGCCTGCTGTTGCTTGCACCGTAACCTAAACCAATCGTATGTATTTTTATCTTATTATCCTGCGCCTTTTGTATATACTCCTCTGATATATTTACATCTCCGTCAGACAGAAGAATAATATGTCTGGTATACCAATGTTCAACGCTTTCCAATTCATCAATGGCGATCTTAACGGCAGCCTGTGCATTTGTGCCTCCTGAATTATATGGCTTTACTGCACTCTTTAGCATATCTTTATCATTTGAAAAACCGCTTACAAGCTTAGCAGAGCTTTCATAGCTGATCAAAGCCGTTTTGTCAGTCAATGTCATTGAATCTATATAATTGTCTATTGCAAGCTTTCTGTAGCAGGTAGGATAAGCATAAGCTATCGTTCCGTCCTCGTTATATATATTATAATTAAAGGTACGGTCATTGCTGCTCATACTTCCCGAACAGTCGTAACAAATCACAGTAGCAAGCGGTTCGTAGGTATCTTCAAAATAAAGCGAAGCTTTTTTCCAAGCATTGAACCACTCCACTTTGTCCACCAGCATATACTTGCTGAAATGAGTAGTTTCTACGCTGACAGTGGAATTTTCCTCATCAAGAACAGTATCAAGCTCCACAAACTTATCGTTTTCTTCATCATACCACAGGAACAGCAGATTGTCAAACTCCGTATTCCCAAGCTTTGATTTGTCAATAACGTAAGTAAGCGTAGCCTTTTCAAACTGCGAGGTAGTTTCAATAGAGAACGGATCGCCAATCAAACCTACTACTTCACTACAAATCACATCTTTATTCATTACGCTTTCAATAGTAGTATTTGTCTGAAGATTACCTGTTCCCTCCATAGATACAATTACTTCTTTGACAGCACAATCTTCATTTTCAACTATATGCGCAAATGTCTGAAAACGCTTTTCATAGCCGTCAAGCACACCGTTTCCGTCTGAATCAGGATTAAGGGGGTCACATTCAAAGTAAATTTCATCCCCATCGTCAAGTCCGTCATCGTCTGTATCAGTTTTGAGAGGGTCGGTTCCGTAAATGTTTACTTCGTCACCATCAGATAGTCCGTCATTATCCGTATCTTTATTGTATGGCTCTGTACCGTTATAATACTCCTGAATGTTAATCAGACCGTCAGAGTCGAAATCTTCGTTGCTGTCAAGAATGCCATTATCGTCAGAATCAGGCTTTGCCGGATCAGTTCCAAGTATAAATACTTCATAATAATCGTCGATACCGTCTGCGTCTGTATCTATAAGTTCCGGATTACTTCCTATGTACTGCTCAATACAATCGGGAAGTTTATCGCCGTCAGTATCGACAAGCTTAGAGCAATTGTTCATATCTTCAAAGAAGTCCGGAAACTCATTTTCATTTTCGTCTTTCATATACTGCCATTCTTCATATGGAATATTCAAAGGCTCTGAAACAGTACCGACAAAATTAGCAGCATTACCGCTGTAATTTGCATTAACGCTTGGACAGTTAAACGTAATGCTGTCGGCAATTATCACAACATTGTTAAGATTAAGATTCTGTGCAGTAATTTCAACATTACCGAATGGTGCATAAATTAAGCCGTTGAGATTTACGTTTAGGCTGTCGATAACAATGTCACCGTACTTAGAGAAGATAACAGAATTATTTGTGTTCTTTACCTCTCCGTTAAGATTCACATCTTCAAGAGCTTTGAGAGCTGTGTTGATATTAATATTTCCGGTAAGCGTAGCTTCTCCAATTATTTCTGTAGGTCTGTTAATATTGATATTCATTTCTTCAAGAGTGTAGTCCTCTTTATGTTCATCAACATTACTGTCCGAAAAATACTGAGTATCAATTTTATCAATTATGTATATCATTTCTTCATTGGCTTTTTCTTTCTTAGCGCCATTGATATTCATATTCCCGCTTGCCGAAATAGAGCCGTTTGTGGCAACATTACCGTTTACGCAGAAATTCCCCGCGTTTACCGTGATCGCACCGTCCTCGCTTGATCCCGCAAACATTGTATACGGATATTTCTCCGCGGTATCCTCTGCCATTACAGGAATTACAGGCAGCATTGCAGCTGCCATTGCTGCGGCGATCACGCCTGATAAAAGCCGCTTTGTCTTTTTAAAAAAACTGTTATTCATCCTTTTTCTCCCTTTCATAATTTTGATTTTTTGTATTACCAGCGATATTTTTAACATCGTCTATGTAATTACTTTTAATTTAACACAATAAATAAAATATTTCAATATATATGGACATAGTTATATAAAATTCTGTACAATTATACAAAACATCGTATTAACATTTGGCAAACCTGACCAATATGTGCTATTTGTTCAGATTCAGGAAGTATAACCCTGTCCAAGCTCCTCCTTAATCCCCAAAGCCTGTTTCTTTTCAATTATCATACGCCTAAGCTTTTTGTCTGCGGACCTCCTGACCGATCTGTATCTTCTTATGTAATCATCTTCAATACATCGGCTTAGATTGATAAACAAGCTTAAAACCGTATTTGCCAGCATTGTGTTTTCAAAGCTTCCGCTTTCATTCAGAAAAGTCTGAGCATAAACGTTTCCGTCGTCCGCCGACCTGTTAAGCCATTCCATTGCCTTTTCCTTATCTTTCTCAATATCCTCCGTACCGAAAAGATAAAGCCTTCCCAGCAGAAACGAAGCCCAGTTGTTTTCTTCGGCAGATAGTTCAAGTAGTTTTATTGCCTTTTGTGTATCATGATATTTGTTATCTTCCAAAAGTATTTTAGCTAACGAATACGAAGCATACGCCTTAATTTCATCATAATTTACCGCCTTTTCAAGCCATTCAACAGCTTTGTCAATGTCATATTTTTCTTCTTCCTGATAAAGCTTTCCGAGATAATAGCAAGCGTGTCCGCTGTCCTTATCTGCCATGAGCATATATTTCTCAGCCTTGCTCAGATCCCTGTTCACAAATTCCCCCTTGAAATATATTCTGCCGAGCATAAAGCAGGAGAGGGGATCGCCGCCGACAGCGCATTCGGTCAGCATTTCAATACCCTTGTCAATATCCTGTTCAATATGTTCTCCGTTGATATATTCAAGCGCAAGAAAACGTTTGGCATTCAGATTTCCGAGCCTTACCGCTTTTTCAAGACAATCCATAGCCTTTGGCATATCCTGAGTAATATTCTCTCCAATCAGCAGAGCCTTGCCGTATTCATATAACCCGTTTTTGTTGTTCAGCTCTGCGGAACGTTTAAAGTATTCCAAAGCAATATCCATGTCAGCCTCTGTGCCAAGACCGTTTTTGTACATCGCCCCTATTTTGTAAAAGAGGTTATCGTCCGCCTGACCGTCAGCTTCAAGCTTTAAAAATCCCGAAAGAGCCTGATTGTAATATTTCTGAGCAGTTTTTTCATCATGTTCAACATATTCGCCTTTGCTATACATCTGAGCCACAGCATATGAAGCATAAGGCTGTCCCTGTTTCGCCGATCTCATATACCAGCCGAAGGCTTCCTTAAGGTTCTTTTCCGCGCCGTTGCCGTAGTAATAAAGGTTAGCAAGACTGTATTGCGCAAACTTGTTTCCTTCCTGAGCCGATTTTAAAAACCATTCAAACGCTTTTTCATAATTCTGTTCCGTTCCCAGACCGTAGCAGTGCATTTTGCCTATTCTGTACCAAACGTAAGAGCGCATATCCACAGACTTCATATTCTGACCTTCGTATCTCGGCTCATAGGGGAACATGGAATCAGCGTTCGGTTCTATTACTGTTGCTCGCCACGCAAAATCCGAAAACCGCAAAAATACGAAAAAACACGAATTTAATATAAAGGACCCAACAAAACCGCGCAAATACGGCGGTTTGAATGTGCAAAATTCTGATGTGTTTTGCGGTTAAGAAAAATTGAATGTCAAAAAAATAAGGTCTTAAAATGCAATTTTAGCAGCATTTTAAGACCTTTAAATTTTACCTTTTTAGAGCGTTTTGAAAGTTTTATAACGTTTTAAAAAGTGTTTAAAAATGCGTATTTACGCATTTTAAAGCTATAACATTCGTAAAACTGTTTGAATGGTCGGTCGAAAATTTCATTAAAAAATTTCCAGATTTTAGGTGCGACATTGCGACATCTTTTGAGTAGGGGATGCGACACTGTCGCATCCCCTACTATTTCACGTCGTAACTTTCTCGTAAATATGTATCGTGGTTTAATATTTAATTAGTTTCATATTTTTATATATCAAACTGTGCCAATAACCTTTCCACGGCAATATATACTATTATACTCATTCAGCGGAATATCATCATAATCCGGATTAAGTGAGATAAGGCAGTCACCGCCGAACTTCTTTATAAATCCTTCCCCATTAAGTATAAAGATACCTATTTCGCCAATCTCTACGGATGGCTGCGAGGCTATCAGAACAATATCCCCATTGTGAAAAACAGGCTCCATGCTGTTGCCGGACACTCTCAGTGCGAAATTTGCATGAAGCGTGAGCTGTGTTTCTTCAACTTCTAGCATACCCTTTTCGCAGCCGTCCAGATCGACTCCAGTTCCGGCACTGACAGGCAGCGAGTAGTACTCTATAAAAACGGTATTTTCAGAATCTTCTGAAGACTTTTCAGACTGTTCTGCAAGCAACTCTGCCCTGCCGATCACGATGCCTTTGTCAAATTCGCTCAATCTATTATAATATGTAAGTAGCCTTTGCTCATCAGCGGTCAACTTCTCCGCAAGTGAGCTTTTTTCTTTACCATTAAGTAAATAGTCCACAGTGCAATTTAGATAATTGGCTAATTTAAGCATATTATTGCAAGATGGGCTTTGCTTATCCCACTTACTTATTGTACCGTTTCCAAGTCCTAATGCACGTTCTACAGCGGCAATAGTTGTGTTTTGGGCTTTAATTTCTTGTTTTATTCTATAAACAATGCCCAATTTTAATCACCTCAATCTAAGCATATTTCACAAATTTAGATTATTATCTAAATCATACTTGACAATTAGATTATAATCTATTACAATTTATTATAGGGTAACCTCTAGGGCATAGTTACCTCATAATAAAAAGTTTAACACAAAAAGTGTTAAACGTCAATCGAAAAAGGAGGAAGATTTAATGCGTAAATTCAAAATCGACGAGAATACGTATGAGTACAGAGGCTATACGATTTCAGGTAACGATAGGACAAGCTATGTTTGCATATCACCTTATGGGACTTTCTCGCCAAAGGCTTATAATACTATCGAGGATGCTATGGCGGCAATAGATGATGATCTTGCTTGCATAGCTGAAAAATACGGCGACCAGCAAACAAAGGCAGAACAAACTCCGTCCATAAGAGGAGATATAATGAATAAAGCGTTATTCGTAGAAAAAGAGCTCTACTTCCTGCTCCACGCCGCTAACGATGATGTTGATGACATAACTTATTGCGAAGATAGCGGCGAAGAGTGGGTACTTGTTACAATGAAAAACGGACATGTGTATGATATAAGCATCACAGGCGATAGTTTGCTGGCTGTCGCTAAGGACGTTATCAGCGTTATGATGTACAAATAAAGGAGGTTTTGATATGAAAAAATTAAGTGACGAAGACAAAGTTATTGCCGTGGCTATAATAATTGCGCTCTGGTGCTTATTTACAAGTGCAGCAGGACATTCAGAACTGTGGGAAATACCGCTTTTTGTAATAGTAGGACTGCTTTGCTTGCATCTTATACTGTCACTTATCCGTGACATATACTTTGCTAAAAGGAGGGAACGCCTTTATGAACGCAGATATTGGCAAAACCATAAAGCAGATTAGAGAACGGCGGGATCTTAACCAGAAGGAGCTTGCTAAGTATGCGGGGATCAGTAATGTGACCGTGTGTAAGATAGAGCAGGGCGTTTTGACACCATCTTTGAAGACTGCGATCAGTATAGCCAATGTGCTGCGATGCAGCCTTGACGATCTGTGCGGCAGATCACAATATAGCCGAAACAGCAAGTAAATCTTGCTGTCTGCCGGGGATGGTCTCCCGGTACTGATGATGGCAGACCAGAAAGGAAGTGGCGAAACCATGACATATAAAGAGTTCGAAGCAAATATGCTTGCACACGCAGTAGGACAAGCCCGGCTTCTGGCGCAGGCGAGCTGTCTTGAGGACATAAAAATAGAGCCTGAACAGCTCCGCAGGAATGTTGCGACCATTCTTGCAGTATTAACCGAAACAGAAGAATTTCTGTTTGATCTCGTAAACAACCGTTCTGGCTCTGATAGTTAGTATATCAGAAAACAATTGTTTTGTCAAGTCTTTTTCTCGGAGGTGATGATTTGGTATATTTAACGGTTGCTCAAGCTGCTAAGCTTAAGGAATGCAGCATAAGAACTATGCAAAGAAATATATCTTGCGGAAAAATTGAAGCAATTACATCTGTACACTCTCAAAACAGAAAAGAGTGCTATATGATTCCAATAACATCACTTCCAGAAGACTTGCAGGCAAAGTACTATGCTCAGAAAAGAGCGGAAGCGGGCTTAGAACCTGTTCAGTCTGTTAAAAAGGCGGTAAAACAGCATAAAAAAGCTGTTAAAACTACGTTTGAAGAATTTTCTGAAGCAGAGCGTGAAGAGATCGCTCTGTGGGTGGAAATACTTCAGGAGTGGCAGAAATACAGAAATCAGTATCCTGGGAAGAAAACTAAGGTGGATAAGCTGTTTGTAGGCAAATGTCAGCTGGAACATTCAGATATTAAGGTATCAGTGGATATACTCTATCGAAAGTATGCAGCCTACAGGGATAATAACCTGCAGGGGCTTTGCGAAAATCGAGGCGGAGCAAATAAGGGTAAAAGCAGTATTCCACCGGAACTGTGGGAGCAGTTCTGTTATTTCTACCTTTCCGAAAACAAGCCTACCGTTTCGCGCTGCTATGATCTTACGCTTGAATGCGCTAAGGAATGGTATCCGTCAATGGTGGCAAACTTCCCGTCAGACAATACTTTTCGTAGGCATATAAAGTCTGAAATACCGCAAGCCGTGCTGACATATATGCGTGACGGAGATAAGGCTATGAAAGATAAGTGCCTGCCATATATCAGCCGTATGTACGACGGTTTGCACGCTAACGACGTCTGGATCGCGGACAACCACACCTTTGATATACAATCCTATGACGAGGACAACGGTACGATCCACAGGCTGTACATTACAGCCTTTCTGGACGCCAAAAGCGGAGTGCTGGTCGGCTGGAATATATGCGACAGCCCGAATTCCCAATCAACGATCATTGCATTAAGGCACGGTATTATGCGATTCGGTATCCCGAAAGCCGTATATTTTGATAATGGTCGAGAATTTTTAACCCATGACGTGGGAGGAAAAGGTCATAGGAGCAGGAAAACCGATAATCCTGAGATTGAACCGCCAACGATACTACAAAGACTTGGGATCACGATGCATAACGCAATCGTCAGAAACGCTAAGGCAAAACCAATCGAGCGTACTTTCAGTACTGTAACAATGCAGTTTGCCCGTATGTTCGAGGGCTACTGCGGTGGCACTATTATGCAGCGACCAGAAAGTCTTAAACGCAGGATCAAAGAAGGAAAGATCCCTTGCGATTTTGAAATCAGAGAATATATTGATACATATATTGACGGCGATTTTAATATGCAGGAATACGGCGGAGCTGAGGCTAAATATAAAGGGATGAGCCGTATCGATGTATGGAATAAGGACATTAAGGCAGTAGGCATCAGAAAAGCCCCAGAAGCCGAACTTAATCTTATGCTTATGAGATCGACAAGGGTGCAGAAGATCAAACGCAACGGCGTATTTGTTGAAATTTCCGGTGAAAAGGTTTGGTTTATGGACTATGAAAACACATATCGTCATCTAGGCAAGGAGGTCTATGTAAGATATGATCCAGCAGACCTCAGAAGCGTAAGAGTATACGACAAGACAGACCGATATCTCTGGACTTGGGAGTGCGCCGACAAGCTGCTTATCGACTACATCACCGAAAGCAAGGAAGAAATATCCGACGCAATGGCTTTGCAGCGCAGAGTTCAGCGGTTTATCAAAGCCGAGGCACAGAATATCACGGACGGCTTAAGCTCGGAGCATAAGATCGACCTTATGGAGGCTGCCGCTCTCAAGGCGGCGCACGGAAAGCAGAACTTTAAGATCGTTATGCCGTCCAACGTTATTATGATCCACGCCGATGAAGAACCCGCACAGCTTGCACAGGCTGTCGGCGACGAAATTATCGATGTAAATATCGACAGAATGAACGAAAACGCCAAAAGGCGGAAAAATAAATGGAGGAGTGATCGATAAATGAAAAAGCTCACAGCAAAGCAGGAGTGGGCGTTAGAACAGATAAAACAGCTGCAGATTTCGAAAAATCTATCTGCAGCTGCAGTCTGCAAAAAGATTGGTATATCAGATAGCTCATACTCTGCTATTAAGTCAGGTACTTACAACGGCGATGTAGATAAGCAGATGAAAAAAGTGATCGAATACTTTGAAACTAAGCAAGCTGCCGCTGAGATATATGTAGGCACAGACTATAAGGAGACGTCAATATCGTCAAACGTGTACAAGATCATACGCAACTGCCAGCTTCAGGGCGGACTTGCCATAGCTTGCGGTGACGCAGGTATCGGTAAAACACAGGCTTGCAGGCAGTATTACCGTGAACACGGAACAAACTGCATATACATAACTGTAAATCCGTGTATCAAGTCATCGAAATCCGTGCTGGAGCTTATCGGCTCAAAGCTTAACGTATCATCCGGCTCGGTAAGCAGACTCTGGCTGGAAATCTCGTCAAAACTGTCGGACGGCATGGTGATAATAGTGGACGAAGCCCAGCATCTTACAAGAAACGCCATTGACACTCTCAGAAGTATATGCGATCATTTCGACGAAAAGGGGCAAACTCTTGGAATTTGCTTTGTCGGCAACGAGACTACGGTCAGCAGACTGGGCGGAAAGCAGAAAGCAGAATTTGCCCAGATTCGAAACAGGACTAAAAATACACGTTTTTACAGCGTAAAGCAGATAAAGAAAAGCGACATCGAAATGCTATTTCCTGACATAAGGGAAGACGCAGCGGCTGTTGAATTTTTATTGAGAATAGCACAGAGTACTCAAGCAATACGAGGTGCAGTCAACTTATACTCTAATGCTCTTGACAACGGAAATGTAACTGCAAAAGGATTGTCGGCAATCGCTAAATATATGGAGCTGGAGGTGTAATTATGAGCGATAATGTATATTATGTGACACATGAGCTTAAAATACTGCCTAAATATTTTGAAGATGTGCTTTCGGGACGCAAAACTTTTGAGATAAGAATTGAGGACAAAGCAAAATTTAACGTCAACGATAAGCTGCTGCTCAGGGAGTTTGACGGAAAAAAATTGACCGGACGCAAACTCAGAGCTAAGGTGACTTATGTCCTGCGCGACGAGCAGTATTGCAAGCCGGGATACTGTATTATGGCAATTGAGGTGATCAGCGCAGGTCACAAGCCCTGATAAATGCAGAGTACAGAAAAAATTGCTGAGGAACTGCACCTTTCATAAAACCCAATCCGGAGGAATAGCCTCCGGCTGTAATGCAGCCGCCGATCGGCGCAGGTCACAAGCCCTGATAAATGCAGAGTGCAGAAAAACAAGGAGGTTAAATCGCTATGGAAACAAAACATAAAAAGCTTACAAGCAAAGCGGGACTGACGATCCCGAAGGACATCAGACTTGCAGCGGGCTTTGCGGGAGGCATGGCTGTTGACATCGAGGAGACAGCGGACGGTATCCTGATTCGCAAGCACAGACCGACCTGTTGCTATTGCGGCAGTGTTGAGAATGTGCGCTGCATCAAGGGTCGCGACACTTGCAGAAGCTGCGCTGAAGAAATCATGGAGGAGGTAAAGACGGCTTATGGATCTGTCTGAAAAGGTAAAACGCTATGCCGAGATCAAAGCGGAAATATCCGAGCTTAAAGCAGAGGCAGACAGCATCGAGGGTGAAATCCTTAAGGCTTCAGAAGTCGATCTGCAGGATACAAAATTTAAATCTGCTGTCTACAGCGACAATGCGGGCAATTCTATCACAGTCACCAACGCCGACAGCGTTAAGCTCGTCTATCCCGCAATGCTTAAGGAGATATTCGGCAAGGCTTACGGCGATGTTGTAAAAGAGGATGTTACCTACACCTTGTCGGAACCTGGAAAACGTCTGCTTTCTGCCGTTTACAACAAGGAGTACATAAAGGACGGCAGCGTTTCGCAGATTCTGGACGGTCTGGGACTTGATGATAAGACTCGCAGGACATTGGAGAAAAAGCTCAAGGGAGCAAAATATGAGACAGACGTAAAAAATCTTATGCAGCTTGGCGGTCTGGACGAAAAGTCGGCGCGGGAGAACGCCTATCTGGTATCCGAGGCTGTGGCTTGGCAGAACTTCGTTAAGCTGCTTACGCTCAATAATGAACAGCTTACCGACGAGATAATCGAACGGGCTGTGGATATGATAGACAGCGCAGTCGTAGTTGAAAGAACGCCGAAAACGAAATTTACGGCGGTGAAGTAAAAAACAAGGAGGATTTGGATATGGCAGCTATCACAAAAGAACAGATAAAGCGAATTTACGGAATGGGCGCAGGTCTCGGTATTGTAGGTAAGGACAGAGACGATATGCTACACGAGGTCATTTTCAGTATCACCGGTAAGGAATCCGTCAAGGATCTTACCGACAGCGATTTCAAGGCTGTTCAGACTGAGCTTATCAATCGCATGAAACTTGCCGATCCAAATCATCCTCTGTACAAATCCAAACCTAAAAAGACAAAAAAGAAAGAAAACGAGGAGATTGGCTGCAACGGCATGGCTACTCCCGAACAGCAGCGGCTGTGCTGGAGATACTGCTACAGACTTAAGGAGCTTGATCCGAATCCAAAGTCGGCAGACGTGGGAGACAGGCTGCTGGGAGCGATCGATAAGGTTCTGGACGTTACAGCCTCAAAAAAAGAACCGTTTCGATGGATAGATCAGGATCAGTGTTCTAAGCTTATCGAACAGCTCAAGCGTTATGTGAATACAGCTGAACGCAGAGCAAAACGAGGTGAGGAATGTGCCGGAACTTGATATATTTTACGAAGACCTTACCCCAGAGCAGCGAGATATTTACGATTGCATCGGTGCTCTGGCTTATGAAAAGCTGGTTAAGCGTTACGGTGGTCTGTCAATATACGTTGCCAAAGCCGACTCGGTTATCCGTTCGGCAAGAGATGCAAAGATACGCAAGGATTTCAACGGATATAATTTTAAGTACCTTGTCAATAAATACAATCTTTCAGAGCGCACGATTCGCAGTATCACGGCTGAAATCAGGCAAGAGAAGCAAAACGCTCCTATTGAAGGTCAGATCTCATTTGATGAAATATGATTGCAGAAACTCGCTGAAACGCTTCATCTGTAACACCCCCAATATATCTGTTATAGTTATTATAACGATAACTATACTAAAGATATATTGGGGGTGTTTTTATGACAAGTCAGGAGATATTTACAGTCGTATTTCAGCTCGTCCTCACCGGTGGCATAGGTATTATCACTTACTTTCTCAAGCGGACGATGGACGACATCGATAAATGCAAGAGCGGTCTGGATAAAGTCAAGGAAAATTACGTCTCTAAAGACGAATTTGACAAATGTAAAATCGACATTACAGAAGTTAAGCAGAACTATCTTACAAAAGAGGACTTTTATCGTGAGCAGCTTAAGACGGAGCAGAAGCTTGACAAGATAATGGACATTCTTATGGAAATGAAAGGAGAAAGGTGAAATGGATATGGAGAAACAGATGCAGCTTATCAGAGCTGGGAACTTCAAGGAAAACAACGGCTCTGTGATGAGAACGATAAATATGCTCAGATATCAGTATCATAAGCTTAAGAGCGTTGAATATGCTCTGCCCGATATAACCAAGGGCGAGATCACCGACAGCGTAAATTATCTTTATGAAGCAGGATACATACATCTGAGGACGGTGTTGTCAAAGGAACCGTCTACGCTGGCAGACAGCGACTTTGACGATCTCGAGGCAAAGCTTACGGCAAAGGGTATAAGCCTGCTTGCCGGAGGCATCAACGACCCCTGCATCAAGATGTAGGGGGTGCGGAGAATGGCAAGGAAACGCAGAAAGCACTCAAAGATAGACAAGCTGTCTCCCGAGCTTAAAGCGACCGTGGAGGATATGATGAAAGCCGACTTCACCTATGCGGAAATAGCGGATTACATCAAGGAGCAGACAGATCAGCCGATCTCAATCTCCTCAGTATGCAGATACGCAGCCAACCTTAACGAGTCGGTTGAGACCCTCAGAATGGCGCAGGAGAATTTCAGGGTCATAATGGAGGAGATAAACAAGTATCCCGCACTCGATACAAGCGAAGGTATCATCAGATTGCTTTCACACAACGTTCTGGAAAGTATTCAGAACACACCAGAAGAGAAATGGCAGAACATAGACCCCGCTGCATTGCTCAAGCAGGCTACAAGCCTTGTAAAAGCGGCTGCTTACAAAAAGAATATGGATCTGAAAAACGAGGATATTCTGAACGCGGGCTTTGAACAGGTCAAAACAATGGTGTTCGAGGCTATGGCAAGAGAGCGTCCTGATCTGTACAAGGACGTGGCTAAGTTTTTGGAGGAGAAAAGGAGCGATACGGTATGATCTACGTTATTTATGTGCAGAGCGGCAGAGAGCATGACGTTGTTGCCGCTCTCAGAGATAAAAATATTAACGCTTGCGCGCCTACTCACGAACTGTCGGAACGGCACAAGGGCGTATGGCGTACAGTGCGACGCATTATCTTTCAGGGATATGTATTTATCCGCAGCGAGCGTATTACCGACGAGATATATTACGCTGTAAAAAACACTGCGGGCGTTGTAAGATTTCTCGGCAGACCTCCAGCGCCGCTTCCAAAAGCTGAGGAAGTCAGACTTCGGTGGATACTCGATACAGAAAATCTTACCGTCAGCCGTGGTTACATAAACAGAAACAAGGTGACTATCACAGAAGGACTGCTCAAAGGCAGAGAACACTGCATCGTTAAATACAGCAGGCGGCGCAAACGCTGTACGCTGTATTGCGAGATAAACAGCAGACGTCATTACTTTGACGTTGCCGCCGAACTGGACAAGATCTGATCAAAAGCGCAAGGTTGATTCGTCCCCTGCGCTTAAGCTCAGATTACATAATGCTGGATAACGGAGTTTTTGGAACAAAAATATCCGAATGGCGAAGCCTGCCCTTAGAATTATCGTTTTAAAGCCGTTTTACAGCGTTCTAGCGCATTTTAAAAATCAAGTCAGGATTATTTGACTATGGAACAATAAAACCGCTTACAGGGGCGCACAGCCCCGTATTTTTTTTATTGGAGGTGTTAATGTGAATGTAAAAAGAAAACAGGCTATCGAACTGCTTGGACAAGCAGTTGACAATATTGATAATATCAAAGTAAAAACGGATATTAAAAGCCTCGGCGAGCTGTCGGAGGCTTTTATTAATACTTCCGATAAAGCGGATCGTAAAAAGCTTGCCGACGATTATAAAAAGCGGCACAGTGAGCTGCAAGCTTTTCTCGACAACAATCCCGAACTTGTTAATGCAGAAGTTGAGCGTGCGCTGCTTGCAGCGGCTCTGGGCGGAGAATACGCCGAAGAGGAGGTCAGAGTCGACGCCAGAGGACGGCGGACGGTCAAGCGCAAGGTCAGAAAGGTCGCTCCTAATCCTTCCGCTGCTCTGAGTTACTTACAAAACAAAGACAAGGAAAACTGGTCTCCCAATCCGCAGGCTGATCCTGAACTGGAGGATACGACGGAAATCGAGGAGGATATCTATGGCAAGAAAAACTGAAAAGCCTGAAAAGCGCAAAAAAACAATCTTGTACAATTTCGGCGATAAACATAAGGAATATATCCGGCGCAGCAGCGACTGTATGATCAATGTTGCTGAGGGAGCTGTCAGAGCCGGAAAGACGGTGGACAATGTACTTGCTTTTTGTCATGAAATCAAGACTACAAAGGATAAGATACACCTTGCTTCGGCTTCCACACTGGGCAATGCAAAGATTATTCTGGGAGACTGCAACGGATTTGGCATTGAGCATTTTTTCCGTGGTCAGTGCCGCTGGGGAAAGTACAAGGGTAACGAGGCTCTTATAATCAAAGGCAGGGATACTGGCTTTAAAACCCGCATCGTTATTTTTTCGGGCGCGATGCTTGCCAGCAGTTATAAATCTATCAGAGGTAACTCTTACGGTATGTGGATCGGGACGGAGATCAACCTGCACCATAAATCATTTGTGCAGGAGGCTTTTAACCGATCTATCGCCGCAGACAAACGTAAGATCTGGTGGGATCTTAACCCGGATAATCCGCGGAGCTGGATATATACCGAGTATATTGACAAGTACCAGAAGGACGCAGCTGAGCACAAGTTTCTCGGCGGATACAACTACGCACATTTTACTATTGATGATAACATAAATATCTCAGATCAGCGTAAGGCTGAGGTAAAATCACAGTACGATCTAACATCTATATGGTATAAGCGAGATATTCTCGGGTTAAGGATAGCAGCTGAGGGTCTTATCTTCCAGAGCTTTGCCAACGATCCTGATAAATTTATTTTATCGGAAAACGATCTTGACAAAAGCAAGATCACATCAATACAGATCGGTATTGACTTTGGCGGCAACAAATCAAAGACAACATTTGTGGCTACGGCTTTTGTAGACGGCTTTAAAAAGCTTATCGTTGTAGCAGATCACAAGATAGACGGCGGCAAGGGCGAGGTCAGCCCCGACACCATTTACGCCGCTTTTATAAAGTTTGTAAAGGCGTTATATATGCGTTTTAATCCGCTTTTGATAAAATTTGCATGGGCGGACAACGAAAACCAAGCAGTAATAAACGGTTTGAGAGTAGCCTGTGCCAGAGCAAGACTTCTTTTAAAGATAGTTGACTGTTACAAAGCTCCGCGCAATGACAGAATATCTATACTGACATCTTTGATGGCTCAGGGCAGATTCGTTGTACTTGACAGCTGCAAGAATGTTATCGGCAGCTTGTCCGAGCAGATATGGGATCCTAAGATACAGGACAGAGACGAGCGTCTTGACGACGGTACTTGCGATATAGATACCGCCGACGCTCTAGAGTACAGCTTCAGCAAATTTATCAAACCGTTAACACTTGCAGGAGGTGAAAACATTTGAACAGTGAGATCATAAACTGGCTTAATAATAACTTCGGTTATAATATTTCGACCGACTATTACAATAAAATTTCAGAATGGACAGACTGGTGGAAAGGCTTTCACGAGCCGTTTCACAGGATCACTTTCGAGAACGGAGAAAAGCGCAGAAGCCGCAATATGTACACTATGAAAATGGCAAAAAAGGTGTGCGAAGACTGGGCGGCTATACTTATCAACGATAAAACCTGCGTCAGGGTGGATGACGAATATTCGCAGAGATTCCTGACCGGAGATACTGAAAACGGTGGTGTATTTGGCAGCAACAACTTCTGGGATCAGGCAAACGATCTTATGGAGAAGATGATGTACTCAGGCACCTGTGCCGTTATAATAAGGCTGAAGAAAGCTCTTGTAAGTACAGACGGCAAGCTGATGAAGTCTGCTGACTCAAGGATTGATTTAAATTATCTCAAAGCGGATAAAATAATCCCCTTGACAGTTGATAACGGTGACATAACCGAAGCTGCTTTTTGTTCCGATATATGTATAAAAGGCAACAACAGAATATATCTTGAGATACACAAGCTCGAACAGGGTGAATATGTAATAGAAAACCACATTTTCAAGACGGACACAAAACAGAAAACACTGCTGGCTGAAGAAGATCTTCCGCATGGCGTGCCTCGTATACTAAGAACCGGTTCTGATAAGCCTTGGTTCGCAATATGCCGACCTTCAATCGTAAATCCGATTGAAGGAAATCACGGTCTGGGCTGCGCAGTATTTGCTAATGCAATCGACAACCTCAAAGGCGTTGATCTGGCTTACAATAACTTTAACTCAGACTTTTGGCTTGGACAGAAAAAGGTGTTTTTAAACAAAAATATGCTTGCGGATATGGCTGGTGATAAAAAGATCGCTCCTGACGAGGTAAATCAGCAGCTGTTTTACTATATCGGCGAAACAATGGACGACGGTACGGGCAAGAGCATGGTGCAGGAGCATAATCCTGATCTGCGAGTTGCAGACAATACGGCGGGTATACAAGCACAGCTTGATTATCTCAGCTTTAAGGTGGGATTTGGTACTAAGCATTATCAGTTTAACAGCGGCAGCATTGTAACTGCTACCCAGTACACGGGTGACAAGCAGGACTTGATACAAAACGCACACAAGCATTTTATCAAGGTCGAAAGCTTTTTGCACAGTCTTGTTAAAACGCTGCTCTGGATAGGTCACAGTTTTATTGACGGTCAAGTAAAGGATAACGCACATATCTCTATAGTCTTTGACCAAAGCCCGCTGGTGGACGAAAACGCCGAACGACAGCGTGACAAGGACGATGTTACGGCGGGTCTGATGCAAAAGTGGGAGTACCGTGTCAAATGGTATGGCGAATCGGAGGAGGAAGCAAAGAAACGTCTTGCAGACGGAGAACCCACCGACGACGAGCTTATGGGATTTGAGGACGGTGAGGAGTAATGCTTACCCCTCAGACTTTGCAAAAGCTGCCCGATGATCTGGTCGACCTTGTAAGCGAGGTACAGACGGAGATAATCAAGTCTATTGCAAAAAAACTTGTTAAGGCTGATTATCTTACTCCCTCGGCGGAATGGCAGTTATACAAAGCAAGTCAACTGCGGATGTCCACAAAAGAGATCACGGCTATGCTTATGAAATTTACAGGCAAGTCCAAGCGGCAGATATCCAAGCTGTACACTGATGCTTGCAAGGAGGCTATTAACAACGATGCAAAGATCTACAGAGCCTACGGCAGGGACTGCTCCGCTGCTCTAAGGTCTGTAGCATTATCTAACACGCTTAAAGCTGGCATAAAAAATGCCAACGGTATGACTAAAAATCTGTGCAGATCCATGGTTGAGTCATCGCAGGCGACTGTTACTCATCTTATGGACAAGGCATGGTTAAAGATACAGAGCGGTGCGTTTACATATCAGGACGCAATTTATGACGCGGTCGCAGAGCTGGCGGAGCATGGTATCACAGCGGTAACTTATCCGTCGGGCAAGACCGACTGGGCGGATGTTGCAATGCGGCGGGCAGTAATGACAGGCATAAGTCAGACTGCCGGACAAATGCAGCTTGATCTTGCGGCTGAAATGGACTGCGATCTGGTTGAGGTCACAGCGCACATGGGTGCGCGTCCCTCTCATGCGGCGTGGCAGGGAAAGGTTTACAGTATTTCAGGCAAGTCAAAAAAGTATCCTAAGCTGTCTGAGGCTACCGGCTACGGTACAGGGGCTGGACTCAAAGGTTGGAATTGCAGACACGACTTTTACCCGTTTTTTGAGGGTATTTCTGAGCGTGCCAATCTGCCGGTCGATATTGCAGAAAACAATGAGCAGTATGAGCTGTCACAGAAGCAGCGGGCAATGGAACGCTCGATCAGGAAATCAAAGCGCAGCCTTGCGGCTCTCGACGGAGCTCTGCAGGAGTGCAGTGACGATGAGCTCAGGCGCAGGCTGCAGAATAAATTTGAGCGCAACTCGGAAACTCTGAAACTTAAAGAAAAGCGGCTGAATGAGTTTTGTAATGCAAACGGACTATACAAGCAAAACGACCGCGTCAGGGTGGTTGGCTTTGGCAGGAGCTTGTCGCAAAAGGCTGTACACAGCAGCAATCGCAGCTTTGTTAATCGGCTTAAAAGCTACGGCATAGAAAATCCGCCGAAAAGTATTGACAAATTCAGAGAAATGGAGTATACTAATCCTCCTGAATACAAACTGATGTCGGCATATATACAATCAGTTAAAAGCGGATATATGTCACCACAGGTAAAATACAGCTTGTATAAGGATACATATAACTTGATTCAAAGTGAAATTGTCGGAACTAAAACTGTAAACGGGATAGAAATAAAAGGTCAGTCAAAGCATTTCCTTGAACGTTTTTTTGGTACGATGGCAAATCCAAGCGATAAATATCACAAACCAAGAAGCGGCGTATCTTTTGAGGATGTGAAAGAAGTCCTGACCAATGGGAATTATCTTTCACCAAAATATAATAAAAGTAAATCAAACGAGCAATTATATAATGCAGACGGTACAAAAATGCGATCTCAAAAGTTTTATACTGACAAATGTGATGTTACTGTCAATCCGGACACAGGACTCTTAATCCAATGCAACCCGGCTGGAGGAGGATAAAATGGAATTTAGGCTTAAAGAAGAGGAGTACGAATTGTTTAAAGAATATGTTGATATTTCTGATATGCAGTATATTATTCTGAATGATAATGATCATACTATTTTCATAAACAATGAGGAGCTGCGCTTGTTTCAGTTATTAATAAGTACAGCGTTAGATATCTATGGTTTTGACGTAGATGGAGAAATCACAGACTTTGGCGAACAACTTGAAGCGTTATACGATTCAATTTACAATCAAATGCAAAATTAAAGCTCCCGGTGCGGGGGCTTTTAATTTTGCAAAAAGGAGGTATTTTTATGACAAAGGAAGACTGGCTGGAAGTGGAGCAGAAACTGTGCTTTCCTGGCGACAAGGCTGAGCTTAAAATAGACGGATATAACATTACATTGATGGTTATGCCTGAAAAAAATTTGAAATGTGTGATCTTGGTATATGTTGACGGAAAAGTTGATTTATCTGCAGCAGAAAAAGATACTGATATACGCAGACGGTTTTATCAACAGCACAAACGCTCATTGCTTACTGCAGCTGAACGCAAAAAACTGAAAAAAGAACGAAAATCGTTTCAAAAAAAGATCGAGGAACAAGCAACATATTACTGTTATTATCCGTTCTGGTCATCGTTCAGGTCGATGAAATCGCATTTTGTAAAAAACAGCTTGTCAATAGAGCTTGTTAAGTTAGGAGGTTAACATGGCATCAACAATTATATTGCTCTATGCTCTTGATACCGGGCAGATCCCAAAAGGCTGTTATATAGCGGCATGGACGCTTTTAGCACTTAAATTTGCTCTTGGTATATTTGAGCTAAAATGCAAAAAAGACATAAAGAAGTACAAGGACACAATTAATTAAACACTAATTTTACAGTAATAAAACGCCATTTAAACGGCGTTTTTATTATACTCAAAATTTTTCAGGAGGTAGAAATCATGACAAAAGACGAACTTATAAAGCTCGGTCTTACAGACGGGCTGGCAGACAAGGTGCTTGAACAGCACACAGCGGAGCTGACCGCCCAACAGCAGAAGTACACAGACCTTAACGCAGAGTTAGAAACGGCAAAAGGCACAATCACAGAGCTTACCGATAAGGTCAAGGCATTTGACGGTGAGGACGTCGAGGGACTTAAGAAAGCAGCGTCCGACTGGGAGAATAAGTACAACGCAGATATCGCCGCGCTGAAGCTTGACAAGGCTCTGGAGTTGTCTCTCATAGGAGCAAAGGCAAGAGACGTTGGCATCGTCAAGTCTCAGATCGACTCATCGCTCCTTAAGCTTGACGGCGACGGCAAGCTTACAGGTCTTACAGAGCAGCTTGATAAGCTTAAGGCAGACAAGGCATTTTTGTTTGATACCGATCAGTCAGCCGATACCGGAGCAAGGATCGACACTGGGCTTGATCATGGATCTGCAACTGAAACGATATCAGACGCACAGGCAAGAGCCGTTATGGGTCTGCCTGCGACTAAGTAATTTTACGGAGGTAAAACACTATGGCAAACGCAATTGCAAAATTCAAAACCTATATCGCACTGCTTGACGAAGTGTATAAGCAGGTTTCACTCACAGCTGACCTTGACAGCGATCAGAGCCTTGTCAAGGCAGGCGCAAACGCTAATGAGATAATTATACCTAAGATGTCAATGGACGGTCTTGCAGACTACTCACGCAACAGCGGATATGTTAAAGGTGACGTAACGCTTACAAATGAAACAGTCACATTCAATTATGACAGAGGTCGTAAGTTCAGTGTTGACAATATGGACAATGAAGAAACCGCAGGACTTGCGTTCGGCAGACTTTCAAGCGAGTTTATCCGCACCAAATCAGTACCTGAGCAGGACGCATTCAGATTTGCAACATATGCAGGTACAACAGGCATTTCAAAGATAGAGGCAGGAGCAACGCTCGCTTCCGGCAATGATGTGCTTGCCGCTCTTGTAGCAGCACAGAATAAAATGGACGAGGACGAAGTATCTCAGGAAAACCGCTACCTTTTCATTACACCTACTTTGTATAACCTTGCTATCAATGTTGATACCACTAAGTCCAAGGCTGTGCTTGATGGCTTTGCAAAGATCGTCAAAGTACCGCAGAGCAGATTTTACACCGCTATCGACCTTAAGGACGGCACGACCGAAGGAGAAGAGGCAGGCGGTTATGCTAAAGCGACAACTGGCAAGGACATCAACTTTATGATTGTTCAGAAATCTGCAGTTATTCAGTATCCTAAACACACCGTCAATAAGGTTATCTCACCTGAAGAGAACCAGAACGATGATAGTTGGCTGTTTTTCTTCCGCGCATATGGGCTTGCGGACGTTTACGAAAACAAAGCAGCAGGAATTTATCTGCACCACAAGGCATAGGGCATAGGAGGTGTTAGTTATGGCAAAAACAGTAGGACTTACTTTCCCGGTCGAGCATCTCGCCGACGAAAACGGCGATATCAGCTTTGATAAAATGACCGTTACACAGCTCAGGAAATATGCCAAGGACAACGGCATTGACATTGGCTCGGCGGCGAAAAAGAATGCGATCATTCAGGCGATCGTCGCTTCGGGAGATGATATGGACAACGAAGACGAAACGGAGGTGTAGGCTATGGCTTATGCCGACTACACGTTTTACACTACCGAATTTTACGGTAATAAGATCCACAAAGCAGAGTACCCTTACTTTGCGGAGCGGGCGTCGGAATATCTTGACAGCCTGAGCTTTGCCGAGACAGACGAGATCAGTCTTTCCAAAGCCTGCTGTGCTTGTGCGGAGATTATGTACTCCGCACAGCCGGAAAAGCAGGTAATCTCAGAAAAAGTCGGAGATTATTCGGTAAGTTATGCTCAGACTCAGACTTCTGTCGCCGATGAGCTGCTCAAGACCGCCTCCAGATACCTTAATCTCAATTCTGTGGGGTGGATATAATGAGATACAATGCAGTATGCACCGTCTGGCACAAGCAGCCTGACGGTGCATTTGTTACGCTGCATTATCCGTGCTGGTGGCAGGATACCGAGGCGGAGAACATTGCAAAGACGGGCAAGACCGACGTTGATACGGCAAAAATACATTTGCCGCTGTCAGCCGAGGTTGACAAATCTGATTACATTGCGAAAGGCAGTATTGATTTTGAAGTGACTGATTCAATAACCGATCTGCTTAAAGCAGTAAAGCCTCTAAAGGTCAGCACAGTTTCACGAAAAGACTACGGCAGCGAGCATATGCAGCACACGGAGGTGACGGCAAAATGAGTAAAAACAGCGTTAAGCTCACTCTAAAGGTCGCTCCGGAAAGAGAACTGCTTATGAGGCGTGGTTTGCAAAAAGGCGGCAAGGTTCAGAAATACATTGACAGCGAAGTGCTGCGCTGCTGCGACGGCTATGTGCCGTTTCAAACGGGCAAACTTAAAGAATCCGGAAGAACATCAACAGTGATAGGGTCAGGCGTGGTGCATTACAATACGCCCTACGCCCGTAAAAATTATTATAACAACAGAGGTATGGGAAGCGAAGGTCTTAATCGTGGGGGCAAGCGCGGTCGGCTTTGGTTTGAACGCATGAAACCGGATCATTTACCCGGAATAATAAAAGGAGTGAAACGAATTGCCGGAGCAAAATAAAAGTTTGTTGGAGGCTATGAAGAACTTTGTGCAGCAGTATCCGAATATTGCGGATATTGATCTGCATTATGATCAGACCGAGCCCGAGCCTGTTAATTACAGTATACAAACATCCGGACTTGTAAAGCTCAGTGAGGACGTATGCGGCAATCAGATATGGCAGCACAATGCTTTGCTCCAGAGCAGAGAGTATACATCTGATGATTTATCGCGGCTCAATGCGTCAGCGTTTACCGAAGATTTCATCTTTTGGATCGAGGTTCAGAATGCTAACAGAAACTACCCTGAACTTTGCAGCGGATTTACGCCTATAAAGATTTCAGCGGATAACGGCATATTGCTGTATTTGGACGACGACGGAGATCGGGGAGTCTATCAGATACAAATTCATTTGATTTTTGAAAGAGAGGGATTTTAATGTCAGAGACAATCACAAAACTAAAGCGCAGTCATTTAATACACTGCATAGACAGCACTTTCGGCGGTGAAACGCCAAGCTGGTTCACTATCGGTAAGGATATCGAAGATATGTCGATGGAGCTTAATCCGTCGACATCTACAGTTAAAAACATACTTGATGAAACGTCTGTAAACGACGAAGGCTATGAGCCGTCGCTGTCAGTAGAAACATACTACGCAAACGTCGGCGACAGTATTTATACAAAGATCAAAGATATTGCAATGAATCGCCTGACCGGCGATGAATGTAAGACAACGCTTCTTGAAATTTTAATCGACAAGACCAGCGGAGCATACGACGCGTGGACAGAGGACGTGATCGTTAAACCCCAGTCCTATGGCGGACCTCAGGGCGGCGTAAATATTCCTTTTACCGTCACTCCATGCGGAAATCGCATCAAGGGTACGGTAACGATTGCAAATAAAGTACCGACATTCACTGCAGACGCAGAAGGCTAACACAAGGCGGTTGATCCGCCTTGTGTTTTAATAATATAAGGAGATGATTTTATGGCAGAAAGAATTGCGCTGTCGTTTGACGACGGCTACAAAGAAATTGAGATAAATGGTGATCCGGAAAGAGTTATACGTTTAAATCCGACTGATGCTAAGTTTTTGAATCGCCTTGCAAATTTTGACGAATCGTCAAAACGAATACAAGAAAAGTACGGAGATATCGACCTGAACAGCATTACTGATCTGCAAAATCTCAATGAAAACGACAGCGATTTTTCAAAATATAAAAAAGTGGCTGAAACGGCGGATAAGCTTGACAGTGCCATGCGAGAACTCATAAATGACATCTTTGGCTATGACATCTCGTCTATAGTATTTTGTTCTGACAGTTGTCTTTCGCCGGCGGGCGGTCAGCCGGTTTTCATAAACTTCATGAATGCTGTTTTTGCATACATAAAACAGGAAGCCGAGATCGAAGCAGAGAAATCAAAAACGAAAATACGCAAATATACTGATGAGGCTAAGAAAATCAGCGTACAGACAAATACGCCGTCAGCTGGAAAGACAGCACAGAATAAGATAGATCTTTCTGAGCTTACGCCTGAGCAGATAGCGTTTATGGATTATCTGAAAAACAATCAAGGTATGCTGAGATGATCGGACAGCTTCCTGAGACTCTTGAAGTAAACGGTTTAAGCTATAGAATAAATACAGACTATCGTATCGCTTTGCTGATTTTTCAGGCATATGACGATCCGGAGCTTAACGTTGAAGAAAAGCATATGACGTGTCTGAACTGTTTATATACTGATTTTGATATGCTCCAGTGCAATGATTATGCGACCGCTCTTGAACGTGCGATCTGGTTTTTAGACGGCGGCGATCTGCCGAAAAAATCGGCGCATTCAAAAATAATTGACTGGGAACAAGATGAAAAAATCATTTTCCCGGCAGTAAATCGGGTCGCAGGTTTTGAAGTCAGATCAGTGCCGTATTTGCACTGGTGGACTTTTCTCGGATATTTCAGTGAAACCGGCGAAGGACTTCTGTCTACAGTTTTGTCAATACGTAATAAAAAAGCTAAAGGCAAGACATTAGATAAATATGAACAGTCAATTTACCGTGAACATAGAGAGCTGATTGATATAAAGCACAAACTTAGTTCTGAAGAACAGGCTGAAATTGATTTTGTAAATTCACTATTATAGTTATTCTTAGCAAAAAGGAGGTGGTGTAATGGCTGTAGACGGACGGCTTAATTTTGACACGAAAATAGACACAAAAGGTTTTAGCAAGGGTGTAAGCAGTCTGAGCGGTCAGCTGACAAGCTTGAAAAATACTGTAGTAAAGCTTGGAGCGGCGATAGGCGTTGCATTTTCAGTTTCTCAGATCGTTGCGTTCGGCAAAGCGTCCGTAACGGCTGCTAATCAGACATCAAACGCTTGGCAAGGTCTGCAAAGCATTATGGACGGTCAAGGACGTAGCTTTTCTAACGCCAAATCTTGGATACAGGATTATGTTTCAGATGGACTTATACCACTACAGAACGCCGTAACAGCATACAAAAATCTTGCTTCACGCGGCTATGATGACAGTCAGATACAACAGGTTTTGACTGCACTTAAAGACTCATCAGCTTATGGCAGACAAGCTTCATACAGCATGGGTGAAGCGGTTCAGACTGCGACAGAAGGTCTGAAAAATGAAAATTCGATTCTGGTGGATAATGCAGGCGTAACTAAAAACGTCGCTAAGATGTGGGACGATTATGCAAAATCTATCGGTACTACTTCTGCAAAGCTTACTCAGCAGCAGAAGATACAAGCAGAAGTCAACGGCATAATGACTGAAACGCGTTTTCAGACCGGTGACGCGGCAAAGGTTGCAAACAGCTTTTCAGGTCAGCTTTCAAGGCTTGCTTTTAATTTTAACGAGCTGAAAGTCGCAGTCGGCAGCTTGCTGAAAGTTGTATTGCAGCCTGTTGTTGTTTACTTAAACACGGCGCTGACAAATATAACTGCGCTTGCAAAAACTGCGGCAAATGTTCTCGGAATAACGACAGACGTTGTTTCATCCGGAGAAGCGCTCAGCGATGGAACTTCCGATGCAGCATCAAATTACGAGGATATGGCAGCGGCGGCGGAAGAAGCCGCTAACGCTAATGAAAATTCGTTAGCTTCATTCGACAAGATAAATAAGCTTGGAGACAGCAAAAGTTCGTCGGCTGCTGGAACGGTTTCATCATCAGGCAGCTTGTCGGGAGGCAAAATAACCGCAGTTGCGGAAGTAGATACATCCGCAGCAGAAAAAAAGCTTGCAAACTTTTTTAACGGAGTTAAAAAGAGCTTTTCAGAGCTGTTTAAACCGCTCAAAAGCGCCTGGAGCACACATGGAAAATCCGTAACCGATTCTGCAAAAAACGCTTTTGACAATATTTTAAGTCTGCTTGGCGAAATAGGCGATTCATTCAAAACAGTTTGGACAAACGGTACAGGCGAAAAAATCGTCGGTCACATTCTGGAAATATTCAGAAACATATTTACTACTGTCGGCAATATTGCTGACAGACTGAAGACAGCATGGACGACGGACAATCTTGGCACGGATATTATTCAGCACTCTGCTGATATTTTCGATACGATCTTACGTCATGTTGAAAACATAACAGACAGGATATCAGATTGGGCAGGTACAATTGATTTTGAACCTTTGCTTTCCTCTTTTGATACGCTTCTGCAAGCGTTAGAACCGTTTGCAGACAACGTTGGCGAAGGTCTTGGATGGTTTCTTGACAACGTTCTGCTGCCGTTAGCAAGCTGGACGATTGAGGATGTTTTACCCGTATTTTTTAACCTATTAAGTAGTGCTGTTAGTTTATTAAATTCGGCAATTGATGCGGTACAGCCGCAAATATCATGGCTGTTTGATAATTTTTTAAAACCTGTTGCGGAATGGACAGGCGGAGTCATAGTATCTGTTCTTGAAAAACTAACATCTGTGCTTTCAGATATCGGAACATGGATTTCAGAAAATCAAACAGCTTTTCAAGTAATCACTGGCATAGTGGCAGCGTTTTTTGCAGTTTGGGAGATTACAACGATAGCGGAATGGATAATTAATGCAGGTGGTTTGATTGGTATAATGAATAAGTTAAAATCTGCAATTGCAGCAGTTACTACTGCAAAAATAGCAGATAAAATTGAATCACTAAAAATAATCGCTCTATATGTAAAAGATTTTGTCGTTGCAATAGGAACAACTATTGCAAATTTAGCAAAAGAAACAGCTGCTTGGATTGCAAGCAAGGCTGCTAAACTGGCAAATGCAACGGCACAAGGTATAATGACTGCAGCTACTGTCGCATGGAATGCTGTATGTACAATAGCAACAGCAGTCACAACAGCATTCGCTGCAGCAATTAATTTTTTAACCTCACCAATCGGATTGGTCGTTCTGGCAATTGGCGCGCTTATTGCAATTGGCGTTGCATTGTACAAAAACTGGGATACTGTTAAGCAATTTGCAATTGATATGTGGGAATGTATAAAAGAAACTATGTACAGCTTTTTTGATTGGTGCGTAGGTATCTTTGATACTGTAGTAAAATTTTTCAGCGATCTTTGGGAAGGTATAAAGAATGTTTTTGCCGCTGTTGGCGAATGGTTTAAGAATCTCTTTACTAAAGCGTGGGAAGGCATAAAAAACGCATGGAGCACGGTAGTAGACTTTTTTACAGGCATATGGGACGGAATATGCAACGTGTTTTATTCAGTTGCAAGCTGGTTCAGCGGGGTTTTCACTACAGCATGGGATAACATAAAATCAGCTTTTTCTGCTGTCTGTGAATTTTTCGGCAGCGTTTGGGAAGCGATCAAAAAGCCGTTCGCTTCCGTTGCGGACTGGTTTAAAAACATCTTCACAAAAGCTTGGAAAGGAGTTAAGAACGTATTCAGCAAAGGCGGAGAAATATTCAGCGGCATAAAAGAGGGTATCTCGGAAACGTTTTTCACCGTTGTAAACGGGCTGATCGACGGTATCAACTGGGTTATCGCTAAGCCGTTTGAAGCTATTAATGCCGCAATCGGCTGGATACGGGATATTGAAATACTTGACTGGCAGCCGTTCGGCGGTTTGTCAGATATTAATATACCTCAGATACCTAAATTAGCAGCCGGAACGGTCGTGCCAGCCAATTACGGTGAGTTTCTGGCTGTACTGGGCGATAACAAGCGCGAAACCGAGGTTGTTTCTCCTTTGTCGACAATCAAGCAGGCGGTGCGTGAAGCGATGGGTGAAAACAGAGCAGGTGCAAAGCAGCCTGTTGTACTCAAGCTTGTTATTAAAGGCAAGGAGCTTGCCGAGGTGCTTATAGACGACATTAACGACATGACGTCAAGCAGCGGCGAATGTCCGATCAAAATCTAAGGAGGGGATATAATGGACAACAACATAATAGTTGACGGGGTAACGCTTCCTCCGCCGGCTCAGGACGGCATATCATACACGCCTGAAGCGATTTGGAGCGAAAACGCCGGACGATCCGGCAACTGTAATTTTGTCGGCGACGTCAGAGCGGTAAAGGGTACGCTTTCAATATCATGGGACACGCTTACTTACGCGGAGGTTTCGCTGATACGCTCAGCGTTTACCCAGCTTGGCAAGCCGTTCTTTTATATCACTTTTACAGACGATACGGGTCAGCGCAGAACGCTGCATTGCTATTCTACGCTGCCGTCGTCGTCAATTCACACATACAAAGATAATGAAGGCAACGTTACAGGTATGACTGTCAGCGTTGTTGAGGTCTAGGAGGTGCACAATGTATCAGGTCGTTTCACAGGAGGTTGCGGACTATATAATGTCCGACAGCAGAACCTTCCGCGCGGTAATGGAGTTTGCGGACGGAACGGAGCTGTCGGACGGGATCGCAAAGATTACGACGCAGGCAAGCACTGCAAACAAAGACATTATTGCCGGAGACACTGTTTCACAGAGCATAACGGCTGAGGTTACAGGACTTACGGCGGATATAAGCGGCAAGACGTTTGTGCTGTATTTTTACGCTGTAAATTTATTCAGCGAGTTGGAGGAGAAATTAATACCTTTCTGGCGATACAAAGTGACGTCATGCAAGCAGAACGGTGAAAAATGGACTGTTGAAGCTCATGACGGCTTTTACAAATCTGACGATACATATACGTCGTCGTTAAGCTTTCCGGCAATTACCGACGATGTAGAGCTGGAGATATGCAACAAGCTTGGAATACTTCCCCCGAGGTATGATTATTCCCAGCTCTGCGATGAGGACGGAGAACCTATATTGACGGCAGACGGTCAGGAGATATACGTCAGAGATTCCGCCCCGATAAAGATCGACGCTCCGCTTGAAGAGTGTACTTACCGAGAAATGCTCGGCTACTGCGCTAGTCTGGACGGCGGCAAATGCGCCATGCTAGACCGTGAGGGACATCTTATACACAAAGCGTGGACGGATATCGACTACACTGTCACAGCCGGACGAGCCGATGAGCCTGAAACGGATCAGAACGACATTAAAATATCGCAGATAAGCTGCAAAGTCGATGAAAACAAAACGCTGAACATAACGGCGACCCCGGGCAGATGCATGACGTTTACAAATCCGTACATGACGCAGAACTTGCTTTCAAAAGCTGCTGGTAACTATCTTATGAAACCGTACAGACCTCTCAGCATATACCACAGATTAGGTGATCCTCGGCTGGATATATTGGATGTCGTGACGGTAGTCAAGGCTGACGGCACAAGCTACCGTGTGCCGCTGATGTCTATGTCGTACAGCTACGACGGAGGTCTGAGTGCAAACATTTCCGCGACAGGAACGCCGGACAGCAACAATAAAAGCAATGACAACAGTCCGATGATGAGAAAAGTAAAGAAAGTCGTTGCCGCCGCTCAGAACGCAACGGAAGAAAAGCTCAGAGCCGCATTTCAAGAGAGCATAGACTACATCGTCGGCAACGAGGGCGGCTATGTTGTCACAAAATTCAACGCAGATAATCAGCCAATTGCAACATATTACAGTGATAATCTTGATATCGAGCAGGCAAAAGAATTTCTGTTGATTAACAATCACGGCATTGCAGGTGGTACGAACGGTATACACGGTCAAATCAACACGGCGATCGATATTCAGGGCAGAATAAACGCCGAGCAGATACTGACGGGTATCCTTTCGGCGATTGTGATTCAAAGTTTAAATTATTCCGAAACTAACAAGACCGGGTCGAAGATAGATCTTGAGGACGGAACATTCAGTTTCGGCGGCGGTGCGCTGACGTTTGCGAATAATATTTTGAAACTTGTCGGGTGCGCTATCGATAACGGAGCGTTTAAAGTCGATAAGAACGGTAATACGACTATGACGTCTGCAAATATTACTAACGGAACAATCAACTGCGGCAACGGCAAGTTTAAAGTCGACAGTTCGGGTAATGTTACAGCAAACAGTCTTAAGTCCAACAATGCAGAGATTACAGGTGGAAAAATAAATATTGAAACTTCGTCAAAATTAGATAGTGCAATTAAGCTTAGTTATAACGAATGGACAATTGAGTTATCCCCTTTACAATGGGAATTAACTAACAGCACGATAGGCGGGCACATTGTATGTCAGGCTGGTGGATTGTTTTTCTATTGGAACGATGAATTAAAAGTTCAAATTGACTCAAATTCGGGTAACATTTCAACTTACAGCGGCGATTTAGTTTTTCAAGTAACTACTAATAACAAAATAGTGAATGTGTGTGATGGCAACGGAACGGTTACAGTGCAAATCAACGGGGCTAATGGTAATGTGTATGCAAATGATTTTTTTGTAAAAATTGGTGGTGGATATACTTCGATTCGCGACAAATTGAACATTTAAAGCTAAAGCAATAGCTCTGGTTTTTTAGCAGTTATGGTATTAATTATAGTTGTAGTTGTAGAAACATCTAATGCAAACTTTTCTACAAACACAATATTTCCGTCGACTAAAGCAACCTCCCAATCGTTATTTACTTCGCCGACTATTTCAAGAACGGCTCCCTCAGTCGAATTATAAAGCGCTTCTGAACTTTTGTCAGGAGCGGCATATAGGCTTATATCATACTTAGCAACTTTGAATCGTGAAGATTCATATTTATAATAGCTTGTATCAAATGTCTGAACTGTCGTTGTAGTCGTTTCCGGCGTCGTTGTAGCCGCAGTGGTGGTTGTCGTAGTCGTAGTCTTTTCGGTTGTAGTAGTCGTCGTGGTCTGAGAAGAAGTAGTCGTAGTTGTAGTTGTAGCTGCTGTTGTAGTCGTTGTAGACTGTTCAAGCTGACTTTCAAGCTCGGCTACACGCTTTTCCAGCTCAGCGGTTTTGCTGCTTTCGTCGCTGTTTCCGCACGAAACTAAGGCTGCGCACAGGCACAAAGCGAGTGTAAGTGATAGTAGTTTTTTCATATGAAAGTCCCCCTTAATTTAATTTAATAATAATTTACTTTAAGTAAATTATAGCACAAATATAAGAAATTGCAATACAAAAATATGAAAGGAAGAGATCAAATGAGTTACAATCTCAATTATTCAGGCGAACAGGTGAATGAGGCGATAGGAAATGCGCTATCGCTTATCAGCGGAACGGAGACGATAACAAACTCAAGTTCGAGTTCATTCCTTAATACAAAACTATCACTTCCGTTTACTCCGACTATCAACACAAGGATCGTGGCGACATTAAGACGTGCCGGCGCGCCCAGCCCGTTCCTCAACTATTGTCTTACGCTTATGTACAACCAGACAAGCGCGACTAACGCTTCGATATACGCTGTAATATGCGCGGGGCAGAACGCAAGCGGATCTCCAAGCGCAACACTCCCGGCCGGCACATACTACGTCGACTGGCTTGTTTTGAGTAAAGGAGAAGCTGCGTCAACGGCTTCAACAAATGCATTAAGCACAGAAAGCGAGGAAAGTACAAATGAAACAGAAATTAGCTAAGTTAATCAATGTAAAGTCAATCGTAACGCTTATGCTGACGATTGTTTTCTGCATTTTAGCAGTAAAACAGTCTGTATCAGCAGAACAATTTTTGACAATCTTTACAACTGTTATCGCGTTCTATTTCGGAACGCAGTATCAGAAAAACACAAATATCAAGGAGGAAAATAACGATGAAAACTAAAGGAATAGACGTATCATATTATCAGGGTGAGATCGACTTTAAAAAAGTAAAGGCGGCGGGTGTGGATTTTGTAATAATCCGCGCCGGTTACGGAAATTCTCTTGCATATCCTAAGCAAAAAGATCCGCGCTTTGAAGAATACTACAAAAACGCTAAAGCGGCAGGACTGAAAGCCGGAGCATACTGGTACAGCTATGCGGATAGCGTTGAAGCGGCGAAGCAGGAAGCAAAATCATGTCTTGCTGCGATCAAGGGTAAAACTTTCGAAATGCCGATCTTCTTTGACTTGGAAGAGCAGAAGCAGTTTGCAAAAGGCAGATCGTTTTGCGACAGCATAGTCAAAGCGTTCTGCAATGCGCTCGAAGAAGCCGGATATTTCGCAGGACTTTATATCAGCCGCTCGCCTTTGCAGACACACATATCAGCCGATGTGGCTAAACGCTATGCGCTCTGGATCGCAGAATATAAAAGTAAATGCAATTACAGCGGCAGCTACGGCATATGGCAGTACAGCAGCACCGGAAAAATAAGCGGAATAAGCGGGAATGTCGACATGGATTACTGTTATGTTGACTATCCGTCAATGATCAAGAAAGGCGGTTTTAACTGCTTCAAAAAGACGGCGGCTTCATCCGCATCAACAGATAAAAAACAGACTTCTGCGGCTAAAAAGACATATACGAAAGGTACACAGGTCACACTTAAAAATACGAACTTGTATGTTTCAGCGACAGCAAAGTCCGGCGTGAAAAAAAGCGGTACATACTGGCTGTACGACGGAGCGGTTGTGAATGGGCGTATGAGGATAACAAACAAGAAGAGTAACTGCGGCAAAAGTCCTGTTGGGCAGTATGTTACCGGGTGGATCAATAAATCCGACATATGAGGAGTGATATAATGGATACGGATAAGGTCAAGACGGAGGAGATTACATATATATCAATGATAACAACGACCCGAATCAACTATCGGTCTGACTGCAATTTCAAAGCAGGATCAATAATCGGAGTGCTTGATGATAACATTAAAATTCAAGTGCAAAAGGATTTTAAATGCATTGCATACGGTCATATCTGGTACAAAGTAAAAATCAACCGCAAGCATTATTTTATAGTTGCTGATCACCTCAAGTCTATCAATTAAATAATTCAGCTCCGGGGGTACTGCTCTCGGAGCTGTTATTATACTATATATAAGGAGAGATGTAGAATGAAAAGTCCAATACCATGGATAGGCGGTAAAAGCCAGCTGAAAAATAAGATAGTCGAGGCGTTTCCTCCGGACAAAAATTACGACAGATTTATTGATGTTTTCGGAGGCGGAGGATCGGTGCTTTTTGCAAAAGACAAGCACGCCGCTCTGGAGGTTTACAACGACGCTAACAGCAATCTCGTCAATTTTTTCAGATGTTTAAAATATCATCGTCAAGAGCTTGAGCGTGAAATACGGTACTATTTAAACAGCCGGGAGATGTTCCTTGACTGCCGTGAGCATATAAAAGAATCTGGTTTCACAGACATTCAGCGTGCCGCTATGTTTTATGTACTCGTGAAGACAGGCTTTGGTGCAAGCCTGCGTACTTTTGGCTGCAATAGAAAGCGTCTTAATACAGACAGCTTTGAAGATATTGAAAAACGCCTTGACGGAGTGGTTATCGAGAACAAGGATTTTGAAGATCTTATCAAAGTGTACGATCGAGATAAAGCTTTATTCTACTGTGATCCGCCGTATCATAAAACAGAAAGGCACTATGATGTTAAATTTACCAATTCAGATCATCAGCACCTGAGCGATATTTTACATAGTATCAAGGGCAGATTTGTGTTGTCTTATAACGACGATGAATACATACGCAGCCTGTATTCTGACTGTAATATACTTGCTGTATCACGCAATAATAGTCTCAGCTCCAGTAGTTTTAAAGAAGTTGTAATCACAAATTTCTAGTATTTTTTTTAGAGCTTAAATAACGGATTACGTTATTGGATTTGTAAAAAGAACGCAGGAGGTTAAGATGATAAAACTTCAATTAAGACAACTGCTTGAATCTAGACATATGACTCAAGCTGAACTTGCAGAAGCTACGCATATTCGTCCTTCAACGATTTCTGACTTATGCAATAATGTAGCTGAGCGTTTCAAATTTTCACATTTAGAAGCTATTTGTTTAGTTTTAAATTGTGATATTTCAGATATTTTAAAGCTTATATAATAGCTCTTTTTATCCGTTTTAACAGTATTAAAAAATACAAAAAAGCAGTGATTGTTTTAACACATTGAAACATTTCACTGCTTTTTTTTGATTTTGCTTGTCACTTTTTTGTGTTTTGCTTGTCAAATAACACAAGCTGCATAAGAGCAAAGCCGATCAGCATCAGAATCATTGCGTAAATTACGGAGATTTTTATAGTGTCGGTCATACGTTTTTTGTTTCTCGCGCCGTAGTTGTAGGAAAGCACCGGAACCAT